TCGCGCCGCGTTCTGCCGGATACTGCCGTCTGGCTGTCGTGACGACGTCTGGAAATCCCTAATTTATCGGCGTTTACGCACGAAGCGCGCCGCCCAAAAAGGTGCGGCCGGCTCTTGGGGGGAGAGCATGGTAGAGCTAGCGTTTCCAATGACTTGTTATGCATTTTGTTGCTGCTCCACGTCCGCTCCACGGGCCATGTCCAACTTCTTGCGGCGAATAGCCGCTTTCTCGCTGCTGGTTCTCATCGTTTTTCACCGATTGCAGGAAGTCGTTCGACGCGCTGCCATTCTTCGCGCGTGGTTACGTGCGTATAGCGCCTCGCGCTGCGCTCGTCGCGCCAGTTTCCGGTCGATACCAGGCCCAGCAGGTCCATGCCAGCGTACCGGCGCAACCAGGTCGCCCAGGTGTGTCGGAACGTGTGGTGGTTGACCCACGACAGGCGATGCGCGGGTGGTCGCCAGCCTTTCGGCCGGCGGGTCGGGCATTCCATGCCTAGCGCGACCAGTTTGGCGCGCGTGAGCATATGTTTCAGATGCCCGCCTTGATGAAAGCGGAACACGCGGCGGCTGTCGATCCGCTGCGGATGAGTCCTGAGGGCCTCCGCGAGATCTTCGCGAAGCTGGACTTCTAGCGGATCGCCGTTCTTGCGGATCGGTATCCATGCCCGCCGCTCGTCAAGACGAACGTTGTCCCATGTGAGGCGTAGCGCCTCGCCGAGCCGAACGCCGGTGTAGAGCAGCAGGTGCAGGAGAAGCGCGTATTCTTTATCGAAGCTTTGGGCTGCGTTGATGATTGCGGCCGCGTCTGGCGGATTCAGCGCGTCCGTGATGACGGTGCCCTTCGCGCCCTTCGGGCGCCGCAATTTGATCTCTATTCCTGAGAAGCGGAGGATCGCGGACAGAGGTGTGTAGACACAGGTATTCCGTGTCGCGGGCGTTGCGCGTGGGAGGATTGCCACAGCCGCATCGTCGATCGCTTGCTGGTCGATCTCACCGATCGGTGTCTCGCCGAAGTGCCTGATGAGCCATTTGACGTAACGTGCCCGACGACCGGCTTCCAGGTAGACGCGAGCTGCGGTCAAGAAAGTGCGCTCCCCTACGCCACCACTGTCAGGTTTGGCCTTGGGCGGGTACTCGCCGCGCTCGATTTGTCCTTCGAGTTCGTGGAGCTTCTTTTGAGCGACGGATCGTTTAGGAGTTCCGCAACTCTTGTCCACTCGGACTCCGAGGTACGCTCCGCGGATCGACCAGTTCGGGCTTTTGCCTTTGCGGGGGGCTTTAAGCTTGAGGGGCATGGCAGGGCCTCGAACAGCCTCTGAATGTGGACGTCATCGAACAGTTTGGTCCGTCCGGCGAGCCGGTAAAAGGGCCTGCCTTCGGTATCTGTGGATCGTCCGGACAGGAAGTCCCGGAGCCAGCGCTCGCTCTTGTGCAGTCTGGACGCCGCACCGGCGAGGTTGTAGGGCGGCAAGAGGTTCACCGTCCCCTCCCCACCGGCTCACCCGTCCGCCGGTCTATGACGGTGCCGTTGAGTTTCTTCGATCGCCAGTCGGATCGGGTCCCGGCGAAGCTCGAGCGCGCGCGGATGCCCTTCGCAATGTCACCGACCCGCCTGGCCTTCGCGACGGTCTTCCTGTCGTAGGTGTCGGTCTTGAATTTCCAGCAGGTCTTGGTCAGCACGGCACAGTTATCGAGGGTGGGTTCGCCATCGATTCCGTCGCAGACGATGTGCTCGTAGAAGGTGTTGCCGATGCCGAGCGGCATCCCGCATGGCGTATCGAACACATGCGGGATCAGATGACATTCGCAAATCCCCTGAGAGCGCTTGTGCGCCTCTCTCTTCACTGAGGATGGGAATTCGCGGCGCATGTCAGTCATCCACCGATGCTTCCGGAAGGCGGTTCTGATAAATCACATCGCGACTGACGACCTTGTGGAAGCCGTTTGTTTTTAATCTCCGAAAGTCGCAGTCGTCGTGACCCCATCCGCTATTCTGGGCCTCTTCCTCGAGTCCGCATTGGAGGCAGAGCCGACGAGCCTTGAATGCCGCGCCATAATCGCTCGCCTGCCATGGAGCGTGAATGACCTGCTCATGCTTGCAGGATGCCTGGACCTGGAGCAGCACTGCCTTCATCTGTGCTGCTGCGGCGTCCAGCTTTCTGATGGCTTGTTTTAGGTCAGGGTGGATCACAGCGCCCTCGCATTGCGCATCACGGATTGCTTCCGTCCGATCTCGTCGAATTCGCAATCGCTGTGCTTCTGTTCTTCCTCGTGCGCAAGCTTGTGGTCCGGACACAGCCAATAGCCTTCGGCTGACTGCTCGTAGGCGGGCTCGCGGCATATGCGGATTTCGCATTCGCGGGCGATGTGGAAGTCTTTCGTCTCGCTCACGGCGTGTCCACCCTCGGTCTGATGGCATCCGCCGCCTGCGCCAAATGTCTCTGGACACGGTAAGCGTGGTCGGTGCCTGCTCCGAATTTCCGGCTGTAGAGCCTGGTGCGCCAGCCGCAGGTGCAATGGGTCGTGCGCATCGTCTCGGTCATCACCCGGCAGATCGGATGGCCGCAGATCGAGATCAGCGCGAGTTGCGAATCCGCCGTCAGCTTGGCGGTGTCGATCGTGCGGATAAAAGGCTTCGGCTTCGGCCCTTCGGTTTCGAGCCGTCGCAATTCTTCGATCGGCAGGTTCAACACCTGCCATGTGCTGGGCTGATAGTCTTTTGCAGGCTGAGACATGACGCTACTCCACGAGGCTGACGCTACGAACACGACACAGGAAGCGGCCGACGCATAGCCGCGCCGGTCCGCAACCACTGCTAAGGTCAAATTGCTGCTGGCTCCCGACTGATGAATGCTCGTCGTTCCAGCGCTATGGCATTGCGCGCCTCCCTTTTTGCTGGTGACAATCGAGCGGACGCCCGGTCCGCCGCAATGAAGAGAAGGGGCCGGACGAATCCTGGGATGTCTTCGTCCGGCCAGTTGCCGCCGGGCGCCGCACCATTGCGACGTGACAATCCCGGCGGGGTCAAGGAGTCCGGCAGCAGGCGGATGCAGTACATCCGTGCCATCCGCCTGCTGCTGTGGTGATCGAAGGGACATGCGATCACCTGGTCTTGAGCTTGTAGACCGTGAAACAGATGATCATCGTGATGAGCACGGCGGCTGATGCCACCGGTCCGGTCTCGATCAGCGATCCCATCGTGATGCGAATGCATTGATTCGCCATCTCACCCTCCCTGCTCGGTGTCGCCACCCCTGCCGCTTCCGTCGTCGCCACCGGCAATGTCCTGGTCATTGCTCATGTCCTCCCGTGAGCGGTTGTCCCGCCCGGTCAATCACATGCTGGGCCAGCACCATGCACTGGCTGTCGCCGCGTATCGCGCGCACGTTGTCGGCCGCGACTTCCGCTACGATCCGCGCCGCCTCATCGCCATTGAGGCCTTCCCGCCCCACCTCGGTGAGAGCACCCTGCACCTGCTCGCGCAGCCAGATGCGCATGCGATCGAGGCGGGCGTTGAAGGCTGTGACGGATTCCACCATCACGCGGCTCCCGTCCGGCATCCGAACTCCGTCGTCATGTCAGCCATGGATCGCCCCCTTCATGACTTCGTCGGCGACCGCGTCGGCTTCATTCAAGAAGGCCAGCGCTGCCTTGATCAGTCGGGTCTGTTGCTTGAAGCCGTTGCTGTAGAGCATGTCGCGGTATAACGTTGGATTGATCATCCCGCCGAACGAATGCATGTCCTGTTCGGATTTCAGCAGCGCTTCGTATTGCTCACGGTGCTGGCCGATGAGCTGCCGCGCGAAGCCGATCGCCTGCACCGCAACTGCATATTCCGGCGTAACCTTGTCGCGATACTTTTCGGTGATTGCATCCATCGTCACCACCACACACCTTTGAGAAGTTGCTTCCATGCCTATCGGATTTGCACCCATAGCCACTATTCCTTGTGCTCGCTGGAGCAACTGAATCTTCCGGTATCCTCAAACGATCGGAGTAAGCGCTCGCGAATTTCACCGCTCAGCGTCGTGCCGTTCGCTGCGGCGGCATCGACCAACTTGTTGTTCAACTGGACGGTAATCGCCAAATTGACTTGCACGCGCGCTTCTTGTCGCGAAGCCCTTCGATTTGGCATCAAACGACGAATTGCAGGCGGAAGATTTTGCGGAGGTTGCGGAGGTTGCGGCGTAACTGCTGTGACAGCGACCGCTTCATCGCTTCCCACGAAGCGATCAAAGGCTGCCTTAGGAATTTTCAGCAGTTTCCCAATCCGGATCGCGGGTATTTCGCCACGATTAGCCGCGTTATATGCCGAGTTGCGACCAATCCCTAGTTTTGCAGCCACCTCGTCGACTGTGTAGAAAAGTGAATTGTCACCCCCTGTCATCGGTCATAACTCCTACTGATTGTGGGTGCGAACCGGATAGGCATGGTTGCTTCGGTGTCGTGCCGAGCGCCCTGGCGTATCGCTCGATGCCGTCCAGCAAGAGCCGCTGGCGGCCGATCTCAGTGTTGGCAATCGCAGCGCGCGAAAGGCCGACACGCTTCGCAAGCTCGGACTGCTGCAGCCCCAGCGTCTCACGGATCTGACGGATGCGGATGCCGACGGCGGCATGGCAGGCTTCGATTGGTTTCGCCATCACGTAGCCCCTTCGGTCGCTTTGGCATTGTGGACGCGGATAGCGCGGAGCTTTGATCCCTCACACGCGCTGATGTGGTCACACTTGATGTTGTCGCATTCGGTGCGACTCCATCCGCTTTCGTAGGTCCACAAAGAGACAGTGCCGCCGCATCTCGGGCAGGGTTTGATCTTGGGATAGGTCACATCACCCTCGCAACGATCTGCACCCATGCAGCAATCATCGCGGCCGCAAGTGCTAGACACAAAAGGGCAGGGGTGTCTTTGGAATAGGCGGTCATGCGGTTAGCTCCGCCAGTGACTTGCGGCTCTGATGCATCGTGTAGCCCGTGCGCTGCTCGATCTCGCGATAGCGCGCGTAAAGTTCAGGATGCTGCTCGGCGCCGTTCCTCAGATCGTTGCGGCTGCCCATGATGCAGAAGATGCAGGAGAGCCGATCGTTGCCGAGCGCGTAAGCGTAATGTGGCAACAGCGGCGAACGCTCGATCGTCGCAAATACCTCGGCTTCGCTCAGGCCGTGAATAGGCAGCCACTCGTACCAGTCGCGACCAGCGATCGACCCGCGTTCATTGCGGCGGAAGGCGACGGCCTTCGCGCGCTGGCAGGACTCCTGGGCGCGGATACCCATGCATGACACGATGGTCGTGAACCCATGATGCTTCGCGTAGCGCCGGACCTCGCGCTCGATCGGTCCGCGTTTCAGGTCGCTGGTGCACTGTCGATTGGCTGCCGATGGCCAGCACGGCGAGTTCGGGCCGGGCCGCACCTTATACCGATGCTCGACCATCTCGAAGAATGTCTTGACGGAGCGGGCCACTACAAACGGCAGACCTTCCGCGTCGGCGTGCTGTTCGGCCTTGTCCAAAGCGCCCGGCCATTCGGCTTCGCCAAGTGAAGCGTGCACGACAAGGATTTGCTCGCGCGGGACGATCTGGAGCAACCGGGCCAGCATCGCCATGCTGTCCTTGCCGCCGCTATGGTTCGCGACGAACAAGGTCTCGGGGCCGAGCGTCGGAATCTCCGCGATGACTGCGGGTAGCATCGGGTGGGTCACGACTTGAGCTCCGCCACGGATCCGTCAGCAAGCCTCACACCGAACACCACATCGGAGAAGCGGTAATTGTTGTTGTTGCCACGCAGGCCGTAGCCCATGTCCGGCACGACCCGAACGTCGAACCATCCGCCCTTGGTCTTCGGCGCCTGATAGGCGTATTTGCTGCTGCGCTTGATGCGCGCGACAAGCTGCTGCCGCGGCTCGTTGGCGGGCTGGTACTTCGCTTCGTTGTCCATTTCGTCGAGGACGTGGCCGAATGCATCCATCATCTTCACCCTCTCGCTGAAAGGTTGGATAAAACGCTGTGCAATTGGGCGCGGAACGGGTGCCGGCGCTGTGGACCGCGCGTCCTGCTCACCTTGCCCGAATCAGGTTTTCTGAAAGCGTGTGGGTGGCCCGGCCTGTGACGAGCAGGCCGGGCCTCGAACCTCCAGTGACCAGACCAAAGGAGATCCGAATGCTGTTGATCGAGCGTGATGAACCGCAGCGCCCGCCGCCACCCCCTCCGCCACCACCAACGGATGACTACAAGGGCGGCGTACCGAGGCCCCCGCGGCGCTAGCGATACCCGACAAAAAACCCGGCGGCGCAGGCAACGCCCATAACCGGCGCCAGCAGTCCGCAGATCTTGGCCCAGCGAAGGGCGAACACCGTGGTCATGTTGACCGCGCGGTTCTGCTCCTGCTTGGTGTCGAGCTGATCGAGATAGGCGGTGAGCGCATCCTCTGCGCTCACGTCCGCGCGCATTGCCCAGATCCAGAAAGCCGGTTCTCGCCCTGGAAGGTTCACCACCACGGGCCGCAGCGCATACAGACAGAACCCGGAGCCGACCAGCAGCGTGGTCGACATGGCCATCAGCGCCATGGCCAGCGAATAACTGTGAAACGGGGCGCCGGTCGCGGCGAACATGCCGGACGCCGTTGCGATCGCCAGCGGCACGTACAGCCTCAGCAAGCCGATCGCCTGCGCGTCGGACACCAGCATCAAATTCACGATGGCCGCATGTTTTGCGCGCGCATCCTCGATCACGGTCCGGAATTCGGTCTCTGCAAGATCGGCCATCGTGGTGTCCGTCAAATGAGGGTGGTATCGTATCAGATTGCAACCGCCCGGAGAGGCGGATCCCATACCGGAGGGGCTGATGATCAGGGTGATGGTGGTGAGAGTGTTTGTAGTGCTGGCCGTAGGGCTGGCGGTCGGCGGGTGTCAGTCGACGAACATGCAATGGGTGAAGGCGGGTGCGACGCACGCCGATTTCGAGCGCGACAAGCTGCAGTGCGAATACGAGGCGAAGGCCGCAACGCCTGGCCGATACAGCGGCCGGGGCCTCGGCAATGCCATCGCGGACGGGATTGCCGACGGCATGCGGCTCAACGAGCTTGGCACGCTCTGCATGCGCACGAAGGGCTACACCCTGGTCGCGGCCGGATCGAACCCGGTCGGCGTGCCGGCGGCGCCCGCAGAGCGGCGCAATCTCGGTCCGGCCGACGCGGTGGCCGAAGCCAGGGCGCGGGTTGCCGGCGCGGCCAAGAACCCCAAATTCTCGGGCCGCTACGCGACGGTCACCAGCGCGATGGGCGATCCGACCGATGTGGTCTGCGGAAGCGTGAACGGAAAGCCGTTCGTCTATTTCGTAGACCTGCGCGAGGCGACTGTGGTCGACGGCGCCGATGCCGACGTGAACCGGGGCATCTACCGCAGCTATTGCGAGCGGGCGCCCGCTCAGAGCTAGTGACGCGTCGCGTGAAACACCGGCGCAAGAGGCTATGGGGGCCGGAGCGTGCTCTGAACCGGCTTCACGGGAAACATCGGCGAAAGTGGGCATGGTCGTCTCACCGTGAGGGTTTCACGCGAGACATTTATAGGAAAAATCCTACAGTATAGTCAATAGGAATTTTCCTATAATTTTTATTTTTTCCCTCAGGGCCCAACAAACTTAAAGGCGAGCCCAGCGGTGAGCGTATGCGTTGCAAGACTGATATCGGTATCGACGTGACCGCCGCATTGGCAATCCATCGCGGTCAGAAATATGTGCTTGAAATCGTCAAATTGCGAATAGCGGTATTCAATCCTCCCAGTCCACGCGCCATATAGGACTGTTTCCACACCCGCACCGACTGTCCAGCCCGACAAGGTAGTCTCCCGGGTTTCGAAATATCCGGTCGGGTCGCCGGGGGCGACGGTTTGAGCGCAGACGGGGCCGTTCACCGCGTCACAGTTGGCCATAATCTTGATTCGCTGCCAAGCAACGCCTGCTGTGGCATAAGCCAGTGTGTCCGGGGTGATCATCGCGCCAAGTCTGGCGCGCACGCTGGCGTCCCAAAGCGTTTCAAACGAGCTGGAATTCTGCAAGATGGCGTTGCCTCTGCTGAACACGCCGATCTGCGTGCCCGGGATGTAGGGTGCCGATGCCTTCGTGTGGCTGCCGGCGAAACCTGCCTCAATGCCGGCCAACAGTTTGGTAGCAAATGGGAAGTTATATCCAACGAAGCCCTCGAACCTCGCCCGGGCGCTTGAGAAATCCTCGCTGTTGGGTGCCGCAACGATCAATCCCGGGGCGACAAAAAGAGTGTCGGCATAGGCATTTGTGCGCCATGTGTGCTCTTCGCGCCGGATTCCCGCTGACACGCCAGCATACAGGCCGGTCCAGTTTGCGGCCTGTTCTGCTTGAGCCGCAAAGGATCTGCTCGCTGCAGGTGTCAAGGGCGTGATAGGCACTTGCCGGTCTGGGGCCGAAACTGTCACAACAGGTCGATTGCGCTCTGCCGCTTCAACCCTCTGCATTCGACGACGAAGATCGGCGTTTTCCTTTTCCAACGCATCGAGGCGCTTCAGAATCACCTCAAGAGAGGGTGCTGCAGCCGCGCTTGATATCAAGCACGATCCCGACAGCGCGAGAATCGCGACCGCAATGCGCAATGTCTTCATCCATCGCCTCCCATAATGATCCGGTGTACGGAAATGACTTTTTGAGCCGGAATCTCGATGACCTTTTTCGGGTTCAATTGTTCGAGCCTTAGTCTACGGTGATCTCGGCTCAGAAAACGCTTGATATAGCCGAGGTGATCGCCGCCATCGCCCCGCACTTGGACAACAACGAAATGACCTTTGTGTATCGGTTTCCACGGATGCACATAGACCGTCTCTCCAGAGTAGTACCGGTCCTCCATTGAGTCGCCCGCCACGTAGATTGCATAGGCATCCTTCACGCCGATTAGGGCGTGCGGCCTAGGGATTTCGTCGACCGTTTCGCCATTCCATTCAAAGCTGCCGTCTGGCCCTGCGGCCCCGTGCCCCTTCACTGGTAGGGCGCTCGTTTCGTTGAGGCTTTTTCGTTCTCGTTCGATCGATCTCGCGGGCTGAATCATGTCTTCATGCCGGAGCAACCTTTCGTCCAGGTCAAGTGCCGCGGCGAGGAACTTCCTAGCGCGTTCGTCTAATTCGACAGGGGAGCCCTTTGACAGGAATTGGTGGAGCCACGTTTCGTTTCGATCCATGTCGAGCGAGAGACTGCGCATCGTCGGCCTCTTTTCGCCCGGCCGGCGTTTCGCATCCTTCAACTCGTCCAATCGCGACCTAATCAGCGTCCGCACAGGGTCAGGAAGAGGGGCTTTATCCATAGGAAAAGCATAGGAAAAGCCCCGCATAGGACGTGAATAGGAAGTTTCCTGTTGCAATATAGGAAAAATCCTACATATTTAGCCTATGATGACGGGCGAGTCGTTCCTTGCAGACATTGATGCCTTCCTGAACCGCAGCGGGATGACCGCTACCGCGTTCGGGAAGGCCGCCGTTGGCGATGGTGCCTTCGTCGGTGACCTCCGGCGCGGCCGGCAGCCGAGTTTGGCAATGGTCGAGCGCGTCGCGGCCTACATCCAGTCGCAGGACAGCATGCTTGCGAGCGAGGCCACTCAATGACGGGTCGCGTGGCTCCTGAAGGTGCCGGTCCAACGCTTGCCAATTTCCTGGCAGGTGAATCGGAAGGCTTTCATGATCATGCGCGGCAGGCATTCGATCGGGATGACCAGGCGCGAAACCGCGATCTGCTCCGGGTGTTCCGAATAGCAGACGGGATTTTCCGCAACGAGGATGAACCTCGCGCAACTTCCCAAAGATTGAATTGGGCCGATGTCCGTCACGAAAATATCGTTGAGGTGTGCTGGCTCGATCAGATTCACTTCGGCCGCCGGGACGACGGCCGGTCTGGGCTCGCTCGTCATGGTTCTCTCCCCGGAACAATCCAGGCCGGATCTTCGTCCGGTTCCCGGTACGGGGCGGAACTTTACTCTTGTTCCAATCTGGTTGGTCAATCGAAAGTTGTGCGGTGGCGCAGGGGCATATCGTCATATTCAAAACGCCATACATTTCGACTATACTTCGCGCCGCTTGCAACTTGCGGACGCGGGCCGTCGCATTCGGTGTCCGCGAATAGCGCCACGGTTGCAACTCCGCTCATCGCACCGCCCGCAGGATGCGCATTATCAGCGCCATCGCGGTCTCGACATCGATATCGAACACAAGCCGGATCCGACCATCCCGGGTTCCCATCACCCGCAGCACGGCATTCACGGCCTCACCGGCCGATCTCTCAACCTTCGACATTCCACACAGTCTCCATAGCGCGGCGCTATTGCCGCCCGGAGACATGTAGATACGCGTCACATGCGTTGTCGCATAATTACACGACCAAGCAGGTGAAATACCTCCCCGCGATGTGTCATTTGACGCAGCGCGGAACCGCCGGGGTGCCGTCATGAGCGGCATCTCGCGGCGCAATTTCCTGAAATTCGCGGCGGCCGCGCCTGTCACGGCGCCACAGGGGCCGGCGGCGGCCCGCCTGCATGCTACCGGCCATCGCATCTCACCATCAAGCTGCAGCGGGCGGACGACCGTACGCCGGGGACCACATCATCGGTCATCCGCCCGCCTTCGCACCGGAGCGGGGAGGCACACCGCCGGTGTCGAGAGGATTTCTGTTTCGTTGCGTTTGTGTGGGGTGCGTTCATGCATGGGACTCTATCGCCCGCGTCCGCGGTTGCACGCGTCGTCGCTTCCGATTCCGGAAGTGATGCATTTCCGGAACCGGAAATCTTTTCCGAAAGCGGAAGTGAAGATCGCGGATGGTTCTACGATGCCGCTTTACAAATCTGCGGCACCAAGGACCCCGGCTATCAGCTTCATCTCTTCACCGGCTGGCCGCTCACATCGTGCCGATACTTCATGCTGCGCGATGCCGATCAGCGGCGGAAGCCGTCACCCGAATTCCTGCGCATCCTCATCCGCTCCAGGCACGGAGAACCCTTCTTCCGCGCCTTCATGCACGGCTGCGATGCGCGATGGTTCACCGATCTCGTGCGAAGCGAAGAGCGCGCGCGGGATGCGGAGCAATCACTACGGGTCATTCACGAACAATCGAGGCCAAAATGAAACGCATCAAGTCGCTGCAGATTACGAACCCGCCCTTCGGAGCCAAGCTGACGGTCAGAATCGAGTTCGACACCAATGGCGCGCTCGATCGCAAGAAGGCCGAAGAGCATTTCGAAAAGATCGTCAGCTCGATGATGGTCGCAGTGGCAGAGGCGCCTTATGTCGGCGGCCCGCTGTCGAGAGTCGTCGTCAGCAAATAGCCGGAGAGACGGCACCTCAATTCACAGTTCGGCGCGTCGTTGAAGGAAGTCTCTTCCGCAGCGGAGAGAGTGAGCATGCGGTGACGCATGCTTCTCCGGCGCGCCGAAACCAATTCACTTACCCCAGAGCGAAGAGCGCAAGCTGTGCCCGGTCGATCGCCGGTCACGGGCTGACTGGAAGGCTGATCGTCAGCGGCCTCCAGCCGGCGGTATTGCTGACGGCAGCGGACCCGGACGCTGTTGAGGGTGTGCGCGTCTGCAGCGCGCGCATTGCCCGGCATCAATTCACAGTTCTCGCTGAGGCAGGCGGCCGCAAGGTGCGCGCCTCACATCCCTTGGTGCTTGGGCCCAAGTTAAATGCCGTGCGCGAGGGGCGGCAGCCAAGGGGCAAATTCCCGTCTGAGACCCCGGCCGCGAGGCTTCGGTCGGCAAGCGCGACTGTCGGCTTTCAGAAAGGTGACCTGCGGATCGGTCCGGGGCCTGCACAAGCAGGAGACAAAGGTGCCGTTCAAGGTCATCGCGTCGCGCGTGAATTCCTCAATATCCCCGCCGCTGTTTCGATAGCGGCGCGCGCGGTCACTCCGGTGACTGCAACTTCTTTCCTCCGGCACCGCAATCACACCTGGTCCCAGAAATTCCGCCCCGACGAACACCACACCATCCAGCATTGCTGGACCTGCGGAATGAAGAGGACCGGTCGTCACGAAAACAACCGTCACTGGACTGAATTCCACGACAGGAACGGCAATCGACTCCGCATCGATAGCGACAGGACCCCGCCATGCGAAAGCTGATCCGCGCCTACAAGTACCGCGCGTTCGCTCCGGCCGGTGATGGCGCTGAGTTCGATCGTGCGCTCGCGCTCAAGCGGAGCCTCTGGAAGCGGTTGATCGCCATCGAGGATGAATATGCCAGCCGCAAGGCTGCGCTGCTGAACCGGGATGCGCTGACGCAGGCCCGCGCACGTGCCGAAACCATCAAGGATGCAACTCAACGAAGGGCGGCGTTCGCCGTCGCAAAGGACGAACATCGCCGGCGCGCCGAGACCGCGAAGCCTGCGCTGCTCGCGCTCGGATCGTGGCGCGTCGCTGCGCAGCGCGAGGCCAAGCAGAATGCGGCCGCGGCAGGCCTGCATTGGGGCGATTACAACGCGGTCGTGTTCCAGTTCGATGGCGCCCGTGCGGCTGCGAAGGCGCGTGGCGCCCAGGTCTATAATTTCGAGCGGGCCTGCGGTGACGCGATCGTCAACCAGATCATGAATGGCCGCACGCCGGCGCAGATGATCGGATTCTCGCAATGTGCGCTGTCATACATTTCCGATCCGAATGCGGCGCGCCGCCGCAAAGGCTCGCACCGCGCGGGCTACCGGCTCGCGCGGATCGATATGACGCTGCGCGGGCCGCGCAATCCGCGTGGACCTGCGCGCTTCGCTCTCGATTTTGTCATGCACCGCCCGCTGCCGCCGGCTGCGGTCGTGAAGGAAGTGCGCGCGATCCGGACGATGCGCCGCGTCGTCAACCGGGATGGCGATTGTTTCGAGCGGCCGGAATGGTCGGTTGTATTCGTGTGCGCCATGCAGGTCACGACGCGCACGGACCGGGTCTGTGCGGGACTGTCGCTTACCTGGCGGTCCCATGAAGGCGAGGATGGGCTGCAACCCTACGCCATGCTGTTCGACGGCGGGGCTACCCGGACGCTGACCATGGATTACGGCTATGAGGCGGACTGGGGCGCCTTCAAGGAAATGTTGCGCGGCGCCGAGGATAGCGGCGCGGATGCCGATCGTGTGGCGGCTGAAGCTTTCGGCCGCGCACTGCATCGGCGTCGCATGCTGGCGCAGCGAGAGGCGGCGGCTGCAATCGCGCGACGCTATGCGGTCGTTGCGATCCAAAAAATTGATCTGTCGGGAAAAGGAGTAAAGAACCATACAGCACCTGCGAGTTTCAGACTCGCATTGAGGCACGCGCTGGAAAGCCGCGGTGGCACGCTTATCGATGTCGCCGCACCGCTGGACCAATCCTCCAATCCACATCGCGCGCAAGCGAAACTGCTATATACGGCCGCCTGCGCAGTTTTTTCGCAGCCGGAAGAACAGAATTCCGTGATGCCGCGCGAGGTTGCGGCATGATCGTCTCCGTCACCCCTGTTTCGCGGGGTCAGCGAAACCTCACCCTATCGCTGGGAAAAGACCGAGCAGTCTCCGTCACCCCTGTTTCGCGGGGTCAGCGAAACCACCTACACGCTCACGTGCCATGGCAGGTAGTCTCCGTCACCCCTGTTTCGCGGGGTCAGCGAAACTAGTTAGCCGCAGATCTCTATGTCGCTTCTGTAGCTTGTTGCGTCCCCGCGTATCTTCACCAGTTCAACCGAGATTTTATTCGGGGGAGGGGCGCATGCCTTGGTTCAGGTTCAAACTTTCGGATCGCGTGATCTGTCCTGAATCGGATGGATTGGTCATCGTTGCGCTTGCGATCTTCGTTGCAGGCTACGGCGCAGGCCTTGCCTATGCCGCATCCCTGATCGACCGCAATGACGATACCGACCACGAGATGATCGACCGGAGGGTGCCGTGATCCGGATCGATGCTCTCCTGTTCGTGGTGATTCTTCTCGGCATCGCGGGGATGGTTGGATGAAAACCATCATCCTCGCCATCGCCTATCTCATCTTCCTGATGGCCCCCGCCGCTCTCGGGATCAGGTTCACGGGGGTACTTCCGTGAAAGCCTGGTCGCTCTGGCAGCCATGGGCGTCGCTGTGGTTATCGCCCTGCAAAATCCACGAAACACGAAGTTGGCCGCTCAACTATCGAGGGCCGTTGCTCGTGCATGCAACGAAACATATCGAATTCAAGTCCGTCAGCCCCGATCTCGAGGATATCCTCGATAGTGAGTTTGGCCCCCATTGGGGCACGGACCTCCCGCGCGGCGCGTTGATTGGGCTCGTTGAGGTCGTTGATTGTGTGCGGACAGTCAATGCTGAGTTGGGCGCAACGGCGGAAGATGTGGCCTGTGGCGATTGGACGCCCGGGCGATACGCCATCAAGCGCTCGCCAGTGGTGAAGAAATTTGCTTGGCCGATTCCGTATCGCGGTAAGCAGCGCAACCCTTTCGATGTGTCTGACGAAATTGTGCGGGAGGCGCTCGCCGCATGAAACAATCCCGCCTCATGTCCTTCGTCGAAAGCCTGATCAACATTGCAGTGGGCTTGGGCGTCGCCATGATCGCCAACGCGATCATTCTTCCCGCTCTCGGATTCCCGATCACGCTCACTCAGAATCTCATTATCGGCGCGTTCATGACGACCGTATCGATCGTGCGCTCATATGCGCTGCGCCGCGTGTTCGAGGCCCTGCATATCCGTCACCCGCTCTCGCCGGGCGCGCTCGCCATCGTGGCGGAGCGACGTCGCCAGATCGAGCTTGAGGGCTGGACGCCAGAGCATGATTTCGCGCATGCCGAAGGCGAGCTTGCGAAGGCGGGGGGCTGCTACGCTCTTTATGCGACGGTGAGGACGGGGCACATGGCTCCGACTGGAGATGGATATTCATCGCCGCCGACAGAGTGGCCGTGGTCGCGGCGATGGTGGAAACAGTCAGACTTTCGCCGCGATCTCGTCAAGGCCGGCGCCCTGATCCTCGCCGAACTTGATCGTGCTGACTACGCGCGCAAGCGGAAGGGCTCCTGATCATGTCCGCCGCCTCAAAGATCGAATGGACGGACGCGACCGTCAATTTCTGGTGGGGGTGCACCAAGGTCGGTCCCGGCTGCGATCATTGCTATGCGGAGGTGTGGTCGCGCCGCATGGGCGGCAATCACTGGGGTGTCGGTGTCCCGCGCTGGAAAATCAAAAGCGCGGTGGCGCTGATCCATCGGCTCGACAACGGCTATGCAGATTGGGCGGCTGATTATGAAGTAGCCGCAGGGAACGCGCGTGCGTTCGGTCTGCCTGCGCCAACCTTCGGCCCGCGTCGTCGCGTGTTCATCCAGTCGATGTCCGATCTGTTCGATCTGGAGGTGTCGGCCGACTGGTTCGCGGAAGCCTGGGCCAAGATAGAGACCTGCAACCGTATCGATATCCAGATCGTCACCAAGCGCCTCAGTGCGGTGACGAAGCGTCTGTCCGAAGTCGGCGAACGCCATCTCACTTTGCGCAGGGTCGGAGCGATGCAGATCGCCATCGGCATCCGAGAAGACGCAAATTTGCGTGTTGAAACCCGCGCCGATCTGGCAGAGCGAGCGCATGTGTCGGAGCGCTCGATCGCGAGCGCGGCGGCGGTCCGTGACCACGGGGTCCCCGAACTGCAGTCCGCCGTTAAGCAGGCGGCAATCCAGATTTCTAAGGCGGAACATATCGCCAGGTTGCCGGAGACGGAGCAACGCGAGGAGGTTGAACGTGCGTTGCCCAATGCTGACCGCGCCATCGCGCCGCGCCGGCAGGAGCCGGCAGACTCGCTCGATTTCTTCCCAACCCCGCCATGGGCCACGCGCGCATTGATGGATGTGGTGATGCCGGAATTGATGGTGCACACGTTCGGCACCGCATGGGAGCCGGCCTGTGGCGAGGGCCATATCGCCGATGTCCTGACCGAATATTTCGACGGCGTTCTCGCCACCGACGTGCACGGCTATGGCTATAGCCCGCAGATCTTCAATTTCATCGACGGTGATCTGACCGACATCCCGCAATGCGACTGGATCATCACGAACCCGCCCTTCAATGATAAGGCGGAGCAATTCGTGCTGCGGGCCATTTCGCATGCGAAGGTCGGTGTCGCGATGTTCCTTCGCCTGCAGTGGCTGGAAGGTCAGGGCCGATACGAGCGCATCTTCAAGCCCAATCCGCCGACGCTGATCGCGCAATTTGCCGAGCGCGTGCCGCTGCACAAGGGGCGATATGAGCCGGACGGCGTAACGCTGACGGCCTATCTCTGGATGATCTGGATGCCGCATGCGGCTGCCCGCCGCGGCACCCGCATGTTCTGGATTGCGCCAGGTCAAAAGGCCGCGCTCACGCATCCAGACGATGCTGCGCGCTTTACCGCGCATCCTGTCATCCGCAAATCGCAGTTTGATCCTGAGACCGGCGAGATCGCCGACGATCCCGTTCCGCCAGAAATGACCGAAGCCGAACTGCTTCGCGGCCTCGAAGACATGGGCCTTGTGCCGCCGGCGGCCGAGCAAACCGTGTCACCTTGCTCCACTGGAACGATGACCGCACCGCAGGATGCACAACCACAGTGTCGGCCTGAACCAACCTGTAAGGAATGCTTACAAGTTCATCCCGAAGACATCGATCTGGAGATTCCAGACTTCCTCCGGCGCCCCCGCGAGGGGGAGGAAGGGAGGATGTGATGTCGGTTCGCATCCTCCTTGGCGATTGTCGAGATCGCCTCCGCGAATTGCCGGATGAATCGGTGCATTGTGTTGTCACATCGCCTCCCTACTTCGGTCTGCGGGACTATGGGGCCGCCGGCCAGATCGGGATGGAAACTTCGCCGAATGAGTTCGTCGAGGCAATGCGCACGGTGTTCGCGGAGGTGCGCCGCGTGCTACGCGATGACGGGACGCTTTGGCTCAATCTCGGCGACAGTTACGCCGCGTCCGGCCGGGGCGGCAACCCGGACGATAGCCCGCACCAGAAGCAAGCGAGTAACCGCGGATCGCGACAATTCTTTCAAAGCGAGGCGGTAAACTCCGGCGCTATCGGCCGCAAGTGGATCAAGCCACCTGACGGCTATAAGCAGAAAGACCTGATAGGCATTCCGTGGCTCGTCGCATTCGCGCTCCGAGATGATGGCTGGTATCTGCGCGAAGATATCGTTTGGGGAAAGAAAGCTCCAATGCCGGAGCCCGTGCGCGACCGCTGTACGCGTAGCCACGAGTTCATTTTTCACCTCAGCAAAAGCCGGCACTACTTCCACGATGCGGACGCCATCGCAGAGGATGCGGTTTCCGATCACGCGTCCGGCAACGGATTCAAACGCGGCGCGCAGATCAGCAAGGGCGGACGCGGCCAAGACGAGCCGTGGGAAGGTGTCGGCGGAAAGCGAAACGCTCGCTCCGTCTGGATGCTCGGGCCAGAAAATTACCCCGACGCGCACTTTGCGACAATGCCGCCGACACTGGCTGAGCGATGCATCAGGGCCGGATGTCCCGCCGGCGGAACTGTCCTTGATCCTTTCGGCGGCGCCGGCACCACCGCCCTCGTCGCGGATCGTCTTGGTCGCAACGCCATCCTGATCGAACTCAATCCCGAATATGTCGAAATGGCGGAGCGCCGCATCCGCGCCGATGCTGGCATTTTCAGCGACGTGCGGATCGGGCGACCTTTGCAGGCGGAGGCCGCCGAATGAGCGAACACGAGCCCTCACTCGGTCATTCCGACGAATGGTACACCCCGCCTTATTACTTCGAGGCATTGGGACTGACCTTCGATCTGGATCCATGTTCGCCGGGCCTGCATCACTGGGTGCCGGCTCGCAAGGTCTACACCAAGGCGGAAGACGGGCTGACACAGTCATGGTCGGGCCTCGTCTTCGTTAATCCACCCTTCGGCGGCCGACACGGTCAGGTGCCATGGCTGCGCAAATTCTTTGAGCACGCCAACGGTATCGCACTCGTGCGAGCCTATACATCGGCGGACTGGTTTCACGATTACGTCGCGCCGAAAGCCGAAACGCTTTTGTTTCCGCGCGGTAAGACGAAGTTCGTCCGCGGCGAGGCCATGACCTCGGTCGACCGCAAGGGCAGGATCACGCAACATCTTGCCGGAACCATCGGCACCTCGCCCGGCACCGGCATCGTCCTGATCGGCATGGGCCACCGCGCGAATTCGGCGCTGCGCCGGTCAGGCATCGGTCTCGTCGTCGATCTTCGCCGCTCGCTTGAAGGTGCGGCATGACGGTGACCACCAAACCCGACATCACTCTCACTATCCCGATATCACGGTCGGTCTACCGCCGCCTGATGATCGAGGCGAACATGCTCAACCGCCCCGCAGGCGACGTCGCGCGGGATCTGATTGTCACCGCGTTCAATACCCAGGACTTCGCTGAACTGTACCGGCCGCTGATGTCGGCCGCGGCCGACGTCGAAGCTGAACTGCATCGTCTCGCGGAGGTCAAATGAAGGACCGCGATCCGAAACGCTGGACCGATTCCGAATGGCTGACCGCACGCCGCATGAAGGTCGCGGACGCGACCGCGGAGCAGATCGCCGAAGCGCTCGGCCGGACGATCGAATCCGTCCGGTCGAAATTCAAGAACCACGGATTGCCGCCGCCGCGTCTGGTCTCGCGGCCGGTCGATCCTGCGGCCACTGAAGACGACGCCCCGGCGCGTCGTGTCGATGCATCGGCCCTTGCCGACCGCGATGCGCGGGCCGCGGCATCTCGTGGCCGAACACTCACCCAGTCCATCTTCGGTGATCCGCCTCCGGGATTTTCCGCACTGGACAGGAAGCGGCAGGAGGCGGGGGCTTGACTGCTGCCGTACAATATCGGTCGTCCGAAGAATTACGGATGCGCGACCTGATCGTGCCGCGGCTGCGCGAACGCTGGCCATCCGCGCGCATCATCCACGAATTGCCGCTGCGCTATTCGACGAACCGGATTGATCTCGCGGCGGTCACGGAAACCGACATCATCGCGGTCGAGATCAAGTCCAGCAAGGACGTCGCCGATCGGCTGGAGGCACAGTTGCGCGGCTTTCAGCGCATCGCGTCGCGCATGATCGTCGCCCTTGCGCCACACTGGAATGAGAAGCTGCCGCCCCTGATCACCAAGGAGGCGAACTGCACGTCCTACACAGAGCGGCGCACCGAGACGCAGGAGATCATCTATCGCACCTGCGGGTCAGGCGTGGATGTCTGGACGGTCGACGCCGATGCCGGCACGGTCGAGGTGACGCAATCCAGCTACCGCGATAGCTGGCCTTGGGCCTATCAGCTTTTGCACATGCTGCACGTCTCGGAGCTTGCGGCCATCGCATCGCGCCACGGATGCTGGCAGGGCAAGCGCCCCGTGCACCTCGATCTCGTCAATGCCTGCGCCGAGTTGATGACCGGCGGTGAAGTGCGCCGAGCGGTGTGTTCCGCCCTTCGCGCGCGCCCGGCCTTCGGCGCAGCAAGCGATCAACCGATTCTATTCGTACCCGTAGCGTCCGCGGACAGGAAACGGCAGGAGGCGGGGGCTTGAATGTGGCTCTACGTTCCAGACCCGTCAGCTTCATCAGCCTCTGCACCGGCGGAGGCGGGCTTGATCTCGGCATCGAACTGGCAATGCCAGATGCTCGCGCATGGCGATCAAGGCGGAAAGGCGGGGCGCGCGCCGCGCGTTCATGCGTCCATCATTCAGGCGCTCGCTCAACGCCACCTTCGTCGCGTGGCTGATGGGCTGGGCGCCGGGATGGACGAAGCTCGCATTGAAGAACTCCGCATGCTCGGAAACGGCGTTCATCCGCTACAGGCAGCGTATGCGTTCCGCACTCTTGCATCTCGGCTTGCCGAAAGATCAGCCGGTGCAGCAGCGCTTGTTCGTCTGATGAATCTCGATTCCGTACCCGTAGCGTCCGCGTCCCACCCCGAACAGAAACACGAACGGCAATCATCCCATGAGTAAACGATTTGGCGTAGAGCGGTTGGCCGAACAGGCTGCGGACGTGGTGGCTGCGGAGGTGTGCAGTCGCGGCGCGATCATGGAAATGGATTATGGGCTGCCGAACCTTATGGGAGACAGCCCAATCGAGCGCCTATTTTACCTGGCTCTCGACACGGTCTGCGCTCATGGTCGGCATGATGCTCTGATCTGGCCTTGGGACCTAAAGGTTATTCCGAAGAGTCGCCCGGAATATCTTGCTGAATTGAAGGCTGCGGATGACTTCAGGAACTATCTGATCCTGCAGCGTCAGATCGAGATCAATGACATTGGGCGCGTCGATTTTCTGCTGCATGCCTACGCGGATTGGCCGCGCGAACCAGAGGGCGGAATACCTGGCTGGCGGCGCCTGATCGTCGAGTGTGACGGTCACGACTTTCATGAGCGAACAAAAGAACAGGCATCGCGCGATCGCGCGCGGGATCGATCTGCGGCCTTGGCAGGGCTGGAGGTATTTCGCTTCACCGGTTCGGAGCTATGGAAAGACCCGTGGGGTTGTGCCCTGCAAGTTTTTCGCTGGGCCGAGCGCGGCGTGTAAGCCGCGCGTCAGTGTGCTTTGTAGCGTCTGCGTCTTTCGAGAAATAAGAACAATCCGACGAGGCGTTATGAGCTTCAATTACCGGTTCTCGGTCATCCCGGCTGGGGCCATTATCGACGAGCGGCTGACACCGCGCGCGCTGCAGGTGCTTTGCCTGCTCGGCCGTCACACCAACAATCAGGGTTGGTGCACCCGAAGCCAGGTCAAGATGGCGCGCGAGCTTCGTTGTGGCCGCTCGACCGTGCAGGACGCCATCGAACTGTTGGTCGACACGGGCTGGGTCGAAAAGCGCGCGAACGGGCGCGGCTCGCGCGCGCCAGAATCCGGCGAGCAACCCTTCGCGGCCTACTCCTATCGTGTGAGGCTCGATCGCGACGATCTGCCGGCGGCGCTGACCGGGGAAGATGAGGCCCCCGCTGAAGAGGTGGGGGGTGCCGGTACACCGGCAGGGGGTGCCGGTACACCGGCGGGGGGTGCCGGTTCTGGACCGGCACCCTTAGAAGGATACTCTCAAGGAATCTCTTCTGAACCTGAGAGAGACGCGCGCGCGCGCGAGGAAGCGCACGAGAAGTTCGCGAAATGGCTCGCCGCGTTCAAGCTGCAATGGCCGACAGCCGCCGCCGATGATCAATCACGCATCGCCAACGCCGCGCGCGGCCTGACCGAGGCAGAACGCAAGGATGCGATGGCGAAGATTCCCGAATTTCTCGATCATCTGCGCAAGGTCAAACGGTCGAACATCCCCGCCGGCTGGAAATATCTCGAGGAGAAGCGCTGGACGCTGCTGGGCAGGCCTGACGCGCAGGCCGCGCAGCAGCGGCCCATGGTGCCAGAGGCATCGGAGCAGGGGCTGATCTGGCGGGCGATCATGGATATCGCTGGCCGACAGCGCGATGGATTTCCGCATTTCTGGCTGTCAGGCCCGCCGATGGCTCGCATGGTCACGGTGCCATGCGAGCTTCCGGCTGTGCTGAGCGCGCTCAATACGGATCGGACAGTCTGGATCGAGGTTAGGGAGGCCGCCCGCGATGGCCGCTTTGCGGCGTGGATGCGCTGGCTCCAGACACACATCCCGCCGAATTTCATCCGCAGCGCGGGTGCTGACGGCCGTGTGCTGCGTGTCCCGTTCCCTTGGCCGCCCCGCAAGGACGGCACGATAGGTCAAGGAGCGGACCCGCCCGAAGAACCCACTGCCGCCTGATCGAAACAACAAACCCCGAATTCTATTATTCGCATTGAGAGGGACATATGGAGATGGCGAGCAACCTGCGGCCGATCAGCGAAGGACTTGCGGCGCTGAGTGCCGAAGAGATCGGCCGGATCGAAGCGGAGGCCAATGCCGGTCCGCTCAATCCGCTTGTCGCCCAGATGGTCGAGGACAAGGGCTGCTGGCTGGTTGCGGACTGCTTCCACGGTGAACTCAACGTCGCGTCCGGTCATCTGATCGGCCGGCGCTTCGGGGTGTTCCAAGCGCTTGAACGTGTGGTCGAAATCAGGCGCGGTCGCAAATACGACATCTCACGACCGCTCTACCGGAACTACCTGTTTGTCTACGCCTTCGGGCTGGGCGGCAACGTGCAGCGCATCCGGGCATGCACCGGTGTCCGTGACGTATTGCGCCATGCCGACGGGTCACCCGCCATCGTGCCGTGGAATGTCATCAACGATCTGCGTGTCGCGGAAAACGAAAACAATCCGGCGCCTGAAGTTCATATCGACGGCAGGCCCTTGCGCCGCAAATACAAGGGCAAGCGCGGGCAGGCGCGCTACGAGGCTGATTATGCTGAATGGGAGAAGGGTGCGGAGGTGGTCCGCGTCCGGTGCTGGGGCTTCAGCAAGTCGATGGGCACATGGGACGAGCCGGAAACCGAAGCCGAACAAGCGAACAAGAGCAAGCTGCACAAGGCCCTTGGCCTTTCACCGGAGGACTGAGCATGTCGATACCCCCCCCCCCCCCAGATACCAAGATGATCGAGCATGTTGCGAGGGCGCTGTACGAGCACCACGGTGATTGCTTCCCCAAAAGCAAGGGAGGCTGGGCCATGTTCTGCGAGCTTAAGCCCGATGTCGCACAGATTTATCGGGATAACGCCAGAGTAGCCATTGAGGCGATGCAATCAGCCCCTTGACCGAATCGGCAAGGGGAGTCATTGGGCAAATGGAACGTGCCTCGGGATTGAGCTCTCCGCCTTGGCGGGTATGTGTGCTCTTCCGGTGGCGGCTGGAACTGGCATCCGATTGAAAAATCGCGGTCAGTGCGAGAGTAGGATTCCGCCCTGAGTTTCAAAGCCCCGCCACCGCGCGGGGCTTTTGCATATAGGATAGGCGAGATCACCATCTTCGCCTTTAGCGTTTCCTCCCAGGAACTTGGGCCGTGGCCGGGGTAACCGGCTGCGGCCCTTTTTGTAGGATGAGTCAGCGACGCGTCGATCCGCCATGGCGGAAGTGGTACAAGACGGCTCAGTGGAAAAGGCTGAGGCAGGCGACGTTCCTGCGGGACCTGTTCACCTGCCAAATGCCGGGATGCGGCCGGATCGAAGGCAAAACCTCCAGGCTGATCTGCGACCACGTAAAGCCGCATCGTGGTGACGAGCGGAAGTTCTTCGATCCCGAGAACCTTCAGACGCTCTGCAAGCCGTGCCACGATACCGCGAAGCGTGCCGAAGAGCAGGCGACCAAGTATCAGCAGGGTGTTTGGTGGTGATCGCCCCGTAAAATTACACCTGTTATTAGAAATTGTAATTTTAACGGGCCGATCTTCGACACGCCTTCGGTCAAAAAAAATCGAGTGTGGGAAAACCCAAACCGAAATTTTTCGACCATGAGGGGGGGGTGGGTCAAAACTTCCGAACATGTCGATCGCCCGGACCTGCGGGCCCCTCACGCGCACAAAATATCTTCTGGTGGCATGAGGTTTGATTGCGGTCTTTGAATTCTGGAAATCAAACGTATGCGTCCAGACACAGATACGGGGGCTCCGAAGTCCCGCCGCGGCGGCAAGCGGCCGGGCGCGGGCCGGAAGCCGAAGGGCTATGTCAAGCCATCGGCGTTGAGCGACCTCAATCGGATCAGTGCGCTCGCGACGCCGGCGCCGGATGAGATCGACGGGGTTGCGCAGCGCCATGCCCGTGATGCGATCGAAGCCCTGGTGAAGTTGCTGTTCTACGGCTCGAGCGAGGCGGCCAAGATTGCGGCGGCGAAGGAAATCCTCGATCGCGGCTACGGCAAGCCGGCGGTCGAGATCGGCGGCGACGCCGCCATGTTGCCGTTCATGGTTGCGCCCGCGCTCGCACCGTCACTCACCTCCGAGATTCGGGAAGAGTCCCGGAAATATGCCAACCTCGCGATCGAGGTCCTGCGCAAAATTGCGACTGACGGTGCGAGCGAGTCTGCTATCGCGTCCGCATCCCGTGCGCTGCTGGACCGCGGGCTTGGCACCGTCGGCAAGGCTCGCATGCCGGACGAGCAGCGTGAGCGGCCGCTCGGCAAGAAGGAAGAGGCACAACGTGCGGCGGAGGCCGCGGCCACCGGCCGCTACGCAACACCGGCGCCGCCACGGCGACAGGTAGAGAACCTGCAGTGAAGACATGGTCGACGGCCTGCCTAGATTGGCAGGACCGCATTCTCGCCAGTCCGCACCGCTCGCTGATCCCGTTCGAGCCGCTGTTTCCGGCGGAGGCGGAATCGGCGCTGGAGATTTTCCGGTCGCTGCGCATTGTCGACGCGGCCGGACGTCCGACCTTCGGCGAGGCAGGGCGGGACTGGATCCTCGATTTCGTCGGTGCGGTGTTCGGGGCCTATGACGCGGAGGAAGGCCGCCGGCACATCCAGAACTTCTTCCTGCTGATAAGCAAGAAGAACGGCAAGTCGACGCTCGCTGCCGGCATCATGATCACGGCGCTGATCCGCAATTGGCGGCAGTCCGGCGAATTCTACATTCTGGCGCCGACGAAAGAGGTTGCCGACAACTCCTATGCGCCAGCGCGTGACATGGTGATGGCCGACACCGAGCTGCGCGCCATCCTGAAGCCGAGCGCCGGGCGCGTGATCGAGCATCGCAATACGGGCGCCTTCCTGAAGGTGATCGCCGCAGACACCGAAGTGGTGTCCGGTAAGAAGACGATCGGACTTCTGGTTGATGAACTGCACGTCTTCGGCAAGCGCGCGAATGCGGAGAATATGCTTCTTGAGGCAACCGGAGGGCTCGCGTCCCGCCCCGAAGGGTTCGTGATCTACCTGTCGACGCAGTCTGAGGATCAGCCGGCCGGTGTGTTTGCACAAAAGCTGAAGGAATTCCGCGCCATTCGCGACGGCCAGATCGTGGTGCCGGGCAGCCTGCCTGTCCTCTACGAATATCCATCGCATCTGCTCGAAGAGAAGGCCTACCAGAGGAAGGATTACTGGTTCGTCACCAACCCGAACATGGGAGCATCGGTCGACGAGCAGTATCTGTCCGTCAAGCACGATGAGGCCGCGCGTGCCGGAAAGCCGCAACTCAACGGCTTCTTCGCGAAGCATCTCAATGTCGAGATTGGACAGGGACTTTCAAACGACGGCTGGCGTGGTGCGGACTATTGGGAGGCCTGTGCTGACAAGACGTTGACTCTGCCGGCGCTGATCGCGCGATCGGAGGTGTGTACGATCGGCTTCGATGTTGGCGGTCTTGACGATCTATTCGGCCTTGCTGTCATGGGCCGCGAGAAGGTCACACGACGCTGGCTGCTCTGGACCAAAGCATTTTGCGTCCAGGATGTGTTGGAGACGCGGAAGGAGATCGCCCCGCGACTTCGCGACTTCGCGGAGGAGCGGTCACTGATCATCCGTCAGAAGCCCGGAGACATCATCCCGCTGATCATCGCGGATATCGCGATGGTGAAGGATGCTGGGTTGTTGCCGGAAAAGAAGGCCGTCGGATTCGATCCGAACTCGGTGGCGGCGATGATCGAGGCGCTGGCCGGCATCGGCATTACTGGTGAGATGCTGGTGCGGTTGATCCAGGGGCCGGCGTTGTCGCCGGCGATCTGGGGTCTCGAGCACAAGCTGTCCGACGGGACGGTGTCGCATTGCGGGTCCGAGATGATGAACTGGGTCGTCGGCAACGCCAAGGTCGAGATAAAGGCGAATGGCAACATGATCACGAAGCAGGTTGCCGGCCGGGCGAAAATCGATCCGCTGCATGCGGCGTTCTGTGCGACGATTCCAATGAGCTGGAATCCGGAGGCGAAGCCCGTCTTTGACATGGACGGCTGGTTGAAGCATCCGGCGGTGGCCATCTGATGTCGTTCTGGAGCTGGCTTCGTCGCAACCGCCGCGGGCGATTGTCTGATATCGTTTATGTTGGTGATGGCGACTCCGATTCCGACTGCATGACCGCGGGTGCGGCCATGAAGCTGTCGTCATGGTGGTCCAGCACGAAGCTCATTACGGAAACGGTTGCAACGCTGCCTGGTGGTGTTTTTGAACGTAGTGGTGCTGATCGCGTCGCGCGTCCGGATCATCGATTGTACGAACTGCTGAACTACGCCCCCAATGCCGAGCAGACTGCCGTTGAGTGGTGGGAGGGCCGTGTCGCTCCGATCTGTATCGACGGCAACTCCTATTGCGAGAAGCGGTCCATTGGAGATCGAATCGTCGCGCTGGAGCCATTCCGTGAGGTGCTCTGCCGAACAGATCGTGAGCCGGAGACGAACCGGCTGCGGTACAAGACAATTGATCGCGGGCGCGTCGAATACTTGCCGCCGGAGAAGGTGTTTCACATCCGCGGCTTTGGTATCGACGGCGACGAAGGTCTTTCTCCAATCAGTTATGCGGGGCGGTCCCTCAGTGGTGCGACGGCCGCCGAAAAGGCGGCGTCGCGCTTGTTCAATAAGGGGCTTCGGGCTGCGGGCTACTGGAAGCCACCGGCCGTGATGGATCCGGAGCAGCGTCAGCAGTTCTACGAGAACTACCTCAAGCCCGGTGAGGGAATCGAAGGTCAGAACAAGGGGATCGTTGTCCCCCCCGGTTTTGAGTGGGGCAATTTCAATATCTCGCCGCGTGACGCCGAACTTTTGATGGCGCGCAATTTCTCGGTTGCGGATGTCTGTCGCTGGATGGGTGTGCCGCCGATCCTGATCGGTCATGCCCAGGAAGGGCAGACGATGTGGGGGTCTGGCATTGAGCAGATCATTCTCGGCTGGCTGGTGCTGGGGCTCCGGGCGTATCTGAAGCGCATCGAGGCGGCGGTGAACCGGCGGCTTGTCACCGCTTCGGACCGGGAGGCTGGGATATTCTTCGAATTCAATTTCGAAGGGCTTCTGCGCGCCGACAGCGCCGGTCGCGCATCGCTGATGGCGACGCTGTCCCAGAACGGTCTGCGTACGCGAAACGAGTTGCGCAAGCTCGATAACATGCCAGCGGTTGACGGTGGCGATGACCTGACAGTCCAGTCGAATCTCGTCCCGCTGAGTCAGCTTGGTCAGCAGCAACAATCGTCCAATGCCATCCGCAATGCTTTGCGATCGTGGCTACTTGAAGAGCGCGACGAAAGGAAGGCAGCATGAATCGTCTCGACCGGTCCGCCTTGCGCGGACGCCTGCGCATGAGTATTCGATCTCTGCCGAAAGTTGCGGCACCGGCGCTTCGTGCGGGCCTCGGATTCGATATCGAGCCGTCGGCGCTGTCTCGGTTCGATTCCTCCATCCGCGCTGCGGACGAAAAGGATGATGCTGCCGCCACGATTTCCATTCTCGGCCCGATCGGGGAGGATTGGTGGACAGGAGAGGGCATCACCGCTCGGCGCGTCGCGGCCGCTTTGCGGGCGATCGGCGATCGCGATGTCGTGGTGCATGTCAATTCGCCCGGCGGCGATTATTTTGAGGGGCTTGCGATCTACAATCTGCTTCGCGAGCATCCGCGGCAGGTGACTGTCAAGGTGCTGGGTATCGCCGCATCGGCCGCCTCCGTCATCGCGATGGCCGGTGACCGGGTTGAGGTGCCGCGCGCAGGCTTCCTGATGATCCACAATGTCTGGATCGTCGCCATCGGCGACCGCAACGATCTGCGCGATGCTGCCGATCTACTGGAGCCGTTCGACCAGGTCGCTGCTGATGTCTATGCAGCGCGAAGCGGAATGGACATCAAGGATATTCGCAAAATGATGGACCGGGAGACCTGGATCGGCGGTCAGGATGCGGTCGACAAGGGTTTTGCTGACGATCTGCTGCCGGCCGACAAGGTCGAAAAGAATGCAAGCGGCGCACAGGCCAGCTCGGGCGTGGAGCGTCGCGTCGAACGTTTTCTCGCGAAGGGTGGGATGCCTCGTGCTGAACGCCTGCGCGTGATTTCAGAGTTGAAGGCCGGCACGCGGGACGCTGCCGATGACACCACGCGGGACGCTGGTGTGAACGCCGATCTCGCCAAGCGATTAGCCGATATCGGAATCCGCTGATCACCAGCTTCAAGCTGGCGCGACCGTCGAGTGCGGCGCGTATCAGGAGACTATCCCATGAAGAACTATTATTTTGGACTGGCGCTTGGTGCGCTGGTTCTCACCGCCATTGCGCTGGTTACGCTAGGCGTGGATCCCGTCTCGGCGCATGGAAGCGGTCTGATGATCGCCGAAGGTGCCGCTGCCGTCACGCTGAAGGACGTGCAGGCGCTCACCGATAAGCTCGGCGAGATCACCAAGCAGTTCAATGCTAAAAGCGACGAGCTGACCCAGAAAGCCGACACCGCCATCAAGGAAGCGAAGGACAAGGGCGCGCTCGCGGAAGCGACCAAGGCCGAAGTCGACAAGCTGCTGATCGAGCACACCAAGATGATGGGCGAGCGCAATAAGCTCGAGGCCGGTCTCTTGGAAGCGAAGGCTCGGCTGAGTGGTGTTGAACAAGAAGTGGCAACGCGCGGCCGTCCGAGCAATGCGCAGCTGGAACGGACGATCGGCCAGTGCGTCGTCGACGACGAGAACGTCAAGAAGTTCAATTCGTCGACCCGCGGTTCGGTCCGTGTGGGTGTTGTCCGCTCGGATATCACCACGCTGACCGGCACGGTGGGTAACAACACCAGCGGCGCCACGTCGCTCGTTGGTGCGGACCGTCAGCCAGGGATTATCATGCCGCCGGAGCGGACGATGACGATCCGCGACCTGCTGGCGCCGGGCACGACCTCCCAGGGTATGATCGAGTATGCCAAGGAGACCGGCTTCACCAACAACGCCCGACCGGTCACCGAAGGTGCGACCAAGCCGAAGTCGGACATCGCCTTCGAACTGGTGACCGCCCCGGTGCGCACCATTGCGCACATCTTCAAGGCTTCGCGTCAAATCCTTGACGATGCGCCGGCGCTGCGCAGCTACATCGATGCGCGGGCTCGCTACGGTCTGCGTTATGCCGAAGAGCAGGAACTTCTCGCAGGCGACGGCACCGGCCAGCATATCCATGGCTTGATCCCGCAGGCTACGGCCTATAGTGCCGCCTTCACGCCGGAGGCGGAGTCGCCGATCGACAAGATTCGTCTTGCGATCCTGCAGGTGTTCCTCGCGGAATTCCCGGCGAGCGGCATTGTTCTCAATCCGACGGATTGGGCGCGTATCCAGCTCACCAAGGATGGCCAGGAGCGCTACATCATCGGCAATCCGCAGGACGGCAACACGCCGCGGCTGTGGAATCTCCCGGTCGTCGAAAGCCAGGCCATGGATGCCGACGAATTCCTGGTCGGAAACTTCCGCATGGCTGCGCAGATTTTCGATCGGCTGGAAATCGAGGTCCTGCTCTCGACCGAGAACAGCACCGACTTCGAAAAGAACATGGTGACGCTGCGCGCCGAAGAACGGCTGGCGCTTGCGGTCTATCGGCCGGAAGCCTTCGTTCATGGCGACTTCGGTTACAACACCTGATTCTTCGCTGCGATACTCTTGAGACTGATGGGCCCGGCCATTGTGCCGGGCCCATTTTGTAGGAGGCGCGTTCTTCATGATTCCAATGCAGGCACTGAAATCGTTCAACGGTCGCCCGGGTGAGGGCGAGCGCAATCGCGTCCGCCGCGGGCGGGAGTTCAGGGTCGGCGATGAGTATCGCGCGCGCGATCTGGAGCGGATGGGGCTCGCCGTGCGTGTTGTGCGTCCGCCCGAAGCGCCGGCACAGTTCCTTTCCAACGAGGCGGCTGCTCGCGGCCCTTTCGTTTCACGTGGTGGCGAGACTGGCGCGGGGACACCGCCGTCATCGTCGCCAGCGGACCAAGCGCCGCGCAATGCGATCTCGGATCAGCGAGAGGCCGATCGCGCGTCCTCTGCGTCAACGAATCCTGGCAACTCGCGACAGAAGGCGGCGTCTGCTGGGCGGACGCGGTCTATGGATGCGACGGGGCGTGGTGGAAGCACCGCAGACCGGGTGCCGAGTTTGCTGGATTGAGGCTGAGCGCTGATGCGCAGGCCTGTATCGATTTCGGATTGAGCAAGGTCGAGGTTGTGCGACAGAGTGAAAAGCTTGTGATGACCGAGCCCGGCAAGGTCGGCGCCGGCTCTCGGACCGGAGGCGGGAATTCCGGGTTTCAGGCGCTGAATCTCGCGGCGCAATTCGGTGCGGCCAAGATCATCATGGTGGGCTTTGACATGCGGGTTGATTACGGCGTGCACTGGCATGGCCGTCATGGCGAGCGTCTCAATAATCCGCGGGAGGCGAACATGCCGGGATGGCGGTCCGCTCTCGACCATGCTGCGGCCGTGCTCGCACGCTACGGCGTCTGCGTGATCAACGCGTCTCCGGTCTCGACGTTGACCGCCTATCCGAAGATGACGTTCGCCCAGGCGCTGGAATGCTGAGGCTCGTCACTGCGGCAACTCAACAGCCCGTCTCGCTCATGGAGCTTAAGCGCCATGTCGAGGCTGCGGACTTCTTGGACGATGACGAGAAGCTGAAAATCTTTCTCGATGCTGCGACCGCCTATGTCGGAAAGCGTTGCGAACTCGTTCTGGCGCCGGTCGGCTACCGTATCGAAATGCCCGGCTGGTGCCGAGACCTGCAGATTTTGGTCGCGCCGGTCCGCGATATCGTTGCGGTGCGCTTTCTCGATGCGAATGGCGATCTGCAGGCCCTTGATGCGGCAGCATATCGATGGCGCCGGCATGCGACAGGCGCGACGCTGGTGATTGATGCGAATGTGAGCCTGCCAGCGCTCGCTTCCGGCCGGGACGATGCAGTGCAGATCGATATTGACGCCGGATTCGATATCGATGGCGCGACCGGATCGGGTGACGATCCCGAGCTCGTTCTGCCGCGGCAGGTCGTACCTGCGATCCTGATGCTGGCGGCGCACTGGTATGCGAACCGGGAAGCGGCCGCAAAAGAGGCGATGACCGATATCCCGTTCGGTGTCGATGCCTTGACCCGGCAGGTGATGATCTACCGATGACTGCGGTGGCACGGATCATGCGTGACGCGGAAACGGATCGCGCCAAGCCCTCCCGCTATGTCACCGGGCATGTCGGATTTGGCGACTGCATCCATCAGCGCGCCATCGTGCGCGAGATGATGAAGATGCATCGGGTCACGCTGCAGACGCCGTATCGTGCGATGTATCACGACCTGGAACGTGAGGGGCTATATATCGACTGGCGCGGTAATGCGCGGGTGCAGGAAAGAACGGAGCGGGGTCGCGTAGCGCGGCCGCCGCGGCGCATCGATCAAAGGCAGGCCTGCATCGGCTATAACGCCGATACCATCCATGAACACGGCTCGATCCTTGCGGCGCAATTCGCGTCTGTCGGACTGAGCGTGCCGGAGCGGCCGGATTTCTCGTTGCCGGTGAAGGAAGAATGGCGGCGCGCGGCGCGGGCCTTCCTTGCTGGCCGAAATCCGGCCGGCAAGCCGATGATGGTCTATCGGCCGATCGTGCTGAACGGATTCTGGTGTGCGCCGGCAAGGGCGCCGGATCCCGTCGCATATGACGCGCTGTATCGATCGATCCGGGACCGGTTCTTCGTCGTGTCGGTCTGCGATCTGACCAAGCATGACGAACGGATCGTGGGTCCTGCGGCGGATGTCGATCTCGAACTGCACAAGGGCGAACTGAATTTCGAGGCGCTGGCCGGGATGTTCGCGGAGGCCGCGCTGGTGTTCGGGTGTCCGGGCTTCGCGCCGGTGCTGGCGCAGGCCGTTGGGACGCCGGTGATCTGCACCTATGGGGCGAATGAGTCCTTTCGCACCACGAATGCAGCGGGTGCGCACCTGGTGCCGACGCTCGCGGTCGAGCCGATCGTGCCATGCGAGCATCACGCGAAAGACTGCGGATGCGACAAGACCATCGATGTGGAGGGCGCCTTGCAGAGGGTGGGTAAATTCGTGAGTGAGTATGTGCCGGCGGAGCCGCGCGTCCTGATCTTTGCGACCACCTATATCGATACGCTGGAGCGCCTTGCGCTGACGAAGCAATGGGTCGATCTGCACAAACGGCTGAATCCCGGCTGCGATTTCCTGATCGTGGATTCGAGGTCTCCGGTTGATCTGTCATCGCTGGACTGCGAGGTCTGGTCGTTCCCCGACAATATTGGGCATCTGTCGCGCAACGGCCCGAATGGACCGAACAGCAAGGGCCGTGACGGCTGGGGCCGCGCCTTCTGCGAAGGACTCAACCGCGCGCTGGCCGGCGGCTATGACTATGCGGTCCATATCGAAGGTGACTCGCTGTTTCGCCTGAAGGTGATGGACATCGTGCGGGAAATGAAACGCGACGGCGTCAAGGTGGCCTCAGTCCCGGTCGAAGGCACGAAGCGGAAAGAGGTCGGCTGGGTCGAGACCGGCCTGATGTTCTTCGATTGCGGCTATCTGGGTGAGACGGATTTCACCGTTCGTTATGACTGGCCGAACCGGACCGAGCGTCCGACGCCGGAGAAGGTGATCTTCTCCATGCTAGGCCGGGATCTGAAGATGATGTCGTGGCGGGCGGAACGAGGCGACAAGAGCCAGATCACGCTCGGCAATATCACCAATCTCGATTGGGTGACGCATTGCCACGATCGGCCGGAGATTTACGATCGGTTTGTCGAAGTGGCGTTGGGGGAAGAGCCGACATTCGATAATTCGACCGACCTGGAGGCTTATCTGCGGGGGGTGGTGAATTCGGCGGTCAGGCTGAATTTCGGCTGCGGATTGAACCGTCTTCCGGGCTGGCGTAATTTCGATGCCGATATCGACATCACGAAGCGTCTGCCGTTCGGTGATGCGAGCGCGGATTTCATCTTGGCCGAGCATGTGATCGAGCATGTCGAATACAAGCAGGCATTGGCCTTCATGCGGGAATGCCGGCGGGTATTGAAGCAGGGTGGGGTGGCGCGGTTCGCGGTGCCGTCGATCGAGAAGGTCTGGAAGCATGCGGATGCGGAGTATTTTGCGTTCGTCAAGCGCTGGTCGAAGCAGGAAGGCTTGCGGCCGGCCATCGACGCGCTGCTGAACTGCCACGGGCACAAGGCTCCGTGGACGGAAAGCCTGCTGCTGGTGACGGCCTATCAGGCGGGCTTCGACAATGTGAAGGCCTTCGATCCGGGGCAGTCCGATCTCGCCGACCTCAAGGGCGTCGAGGGCCACGGCAAGGTGATCGGGGACAAGTTCAACTGGATCGAGACGGTTGTGGTCGAGGCGTCGTAGGAAGCGGCGTCCCAAGTAGTATAGTTCTCCCTCGATTTCGTGCCGATCTATGTGATTACAGCCGTGCTGCGGCAGGTTGATACTCATCAAGACGTGAGGCATCACGGGGCTTCATGGGCTGTAGGACGCGGGGGCGCTTCGTTGTGTCCTACGACTTTTCGGCGGCGGCCTTGCACGATGCTCCTTGCGTCAACTTTAGACGAGGAGTGCGGTTATGTCACAGTTAGAGGCTCGATACGATCTTGTGGATGAGGTTGCGGCCTGCCGGATTATCGGCGGCGAAAGCACACCCATCCACCGCTCTACACTTTGGCGCGGAATCAAGGCGGGTCGCTTCCCGCCGCCGCTGAAGGTCGGTCCCGGTACGAACCGTTGGCGGCGTTGCGAGCTCGTAGCGGTGCTTGCGCTTGCGGCCGGTGATCGTAGCTGGTCTGGCATTTTGAATGAACAAGCCGATTCCTCGCAGCCACGAGGATAAGCGCGAGAGAGACATCGAGGCTTCATCAGGCCCCGGTGATGCGATCTCGCATCCCCTGTGTTCGCGCCGGGCGTGGCTGGCCGGGCGCCTGATGGAGATGAAACCATGAAACGGTTACTGCATCGATACATCCGCAGGTTCATTCGCTGGATCGATACGCCCAGCGACGAAGAAATGGCCGCTCGCCGCCGCGAGAACATCACCAGGCAGGCTCAGGAAGAGCGTGTTGAGCGGATCGTTATGTCTGCCGCTCCATTCGCCCCTTTGCCGAATACTTATGCTCCCATTCGAAACCTGTGGGACCTCAAGCGGGCAGGAGACATCATCAACCGGCTGAAGACCTGCCCGACGTTCAAGCAAGATCATCTCGACGCGCATCTGCAGGCGATCAAGGACACCGCAAATGCGATGCATCACCTGAAGGACGGCGGCCTCGGCCATGGTTCGGAGGCTGCGTAATGACACCGCTGGCTCACTGCATAGTCAAAGAGCTGACGCTACCCGCCAAGCGCCGCACATTTGAGGATAAATGTGGGCTGTTGGATCGCATGGACGATGTACATTGCTTCGAGGTGTCCGAGATTATGGATGTCGCGGGCGACATCGCAAAGTCCGAGGCGGATAGGGGGCGCACGCTCGATGTGCTTGCGTTCTTGCCGGCGCCGAAGACGTGGATTGAGTGGCAGTATGCAAATGGTGACCGTGAAGGCGTGCTGTTGTGCGAGCATGATGACGGGACGTTAGCGTCCGCTCGGTGGGCCTATCTAAACCGCGAGGGGCGATTTCTGTCCTCCGACTTTGTCGGCTATTTGAAGCTGCGTGGCGACGGTAATGCGCTGTCAAGACATCTCGCCGTCATAGAGGCGAAGAATGTTGCTGTCGTGAGGGGCTACACCATCCTCATGTACGGCATACTCGCAATGATCAATGCGCCGCGAGTGATAGGCCGCACGACTCATATGCCGCATTCTGGTTTGCAGAGAAAGATTGCGCAGTCTCGGCGCGGTGTTGGCAGTTTCCCGTTGCATGCGTGGACGGAAATTAAGCTGAAGGTCGGGTTGCCGAAGGTTGACGCCACCGATCAGGAAATCTGGCTGAAGGGGAGTCGCGCGCTTCATTTTGTCCGCGCGCACATTCGTGTTCGTCACGGCCACCTAGAGATTGTGTCGTCGCATTGGCGTGGCGATCCCGCGATCGGCATAAAGCGAAGCCGCTATAAGCTAGTAGCATAGGTGGGGGCTGTACAATGAACCGTCGATCTTTCCTCCGTTTAGCGCTTCGCGCTGTTCCGGCTGTTCCCGTTATAGCGGCGGGCGGGGCTGCAACGATGGGATTTGCACCGGCTATCGATGTTCGCGGCGCCGATACTGCGGCTTTGGCGCGCCTGAAACGTGCGATGGCGGAGGATCGATCGCGCCTCTGCCTCACTGGCGAGCGTGGCCCTGAGATGTTCGTTCCTGCTTCTGGGGCTAAGGTAATAACGCCCGTCATGCCACGGCTGACGGTCGGGCAGCGTGCAGAGTTCAAAAGTCTATTCATAGACCCGATCGTCAAAGCTGAGGCGTGATGGCTCACCGCGCGGTACATCCCGCATCAGATTTCCATTGTGAGATTGAAGAGCATGATGATCGTGTTGATCGGAGCGCTGCATTCAATCTGCCGGATGGCAAGGGTGGTCACTTCTTTCTCTGCGAGACGTGTCTGAAGGGCGTGTTTGATACCGTCGTGCGGCCGGTGCCGCACTGATGCCCTGCCTCGAAATAACGACCATGGTGGGGTGCCCGCTCAAGTGCACCTATTGTCCGCAGGACGCATTAAAAGCGAGTTACGGAAAGGCGCCGAAATATCTCGCGGTCGAGGACTTCGCCCGGGTTCTGGCCAAGCTGCCGCCCTACGTTCGGGTCGACTTTTCAGGGATGGCCGAGCCTTGGGCCAATCCTGATTGTACAAGGATGCTGGCGCTGGCATTGGGGGCAGGGTTTCACGTCAGCGTCTACACTACGCTGTACGGAATGACGGATCCGGATGAGGTGATCGCGCTGCTAACCGGTCATGCCGACCAGGTCGAGGCGCTGGTGCTTCACCTGCCGGATCGCAACGGCAATATGCGGGGTTTCAAGCCGTCGTGGGATTACGGCGAGAGGTTGTCGCGGTTCCTGGCGCTGAAGGATGTGCTGCGCTTCGTCGATGTGATGACGATGGATCGGGGTGGCGGCGTCCACGAGTCGCTGCAACTGGATGCACTGGCACCATGGATCGGCAATGCGCGGGCAGGGGTGCTCGATGTGGATGAGATTGGTGACCAGCCGGTCGAGGCCGCGCCATCGCACGATACGCCGCTCGGATGTTCATTCACCCCGTTTTATGACCACAACGTCATGCTGCCGAACGGCGACGTCTATCTGTGCTGCATGGATTACGGGCTGAAACATCGAATCGGCAATCTGTTCACCGGAGATTACTGGTCGCTGTTTTCGTCGGACGGGATGAACGATCTGCGCGTCGCCAACATGCATTACGGATGCAGCGAGTCGATCTGCAGGAAGTGCGGCCGCGCCGTGCGCTATGAGCGCAGGCCCGGCCACAACCAGTTCTGGGACGTTATGCCGCCTGCTCAACACTCAGTGTGAGCGAACGGCCTAGCGCCTGAAAGGCTGCCTCGATCTGATCGAGCTTCGAGGCGTGGTCGATACGAAAGAGGCGATCGACCGATTCCCGGTTCCATTTGAGTCGGCGCATGAGTTCCGCACGGGTGAAACCTTCGGCGCGCATGGCCCAGTAGAGTTCAATCTTCAGCGAAGTGAGGGCTGGGAGGGTGACGATCGCTTCGTCGGCCTTGAGCCGTTTCGCGGGACTTGGCTGTGGCACATCGGCGCCGTCGGCGATCAGGCTGGCGATGAAAGTTTCGATCGCGTCGACCGCATGCGTAAGCGCCGCCTCGCGGGTTTCACCATAGGTGACGACGCCCGGAATGTCAGGGCAAGTGACGAGTAGCGTGTCGTTGTCGTCGGGTTCGAGTTGGATGCGGTATCTGACCATCACTTCAATCCAAGGTCTTTGAGAATACGGTTCACAAGGCCCTTTCCGAGTTCTTTCGCCGAGCCGTGCATCGGAAGCTCCGAGCGGCGATCACCGCGCCGTACGACGAGGTGACCGGAACCGCCCTTCTTAGTCTCGAAGATGCAGCCCTGCTTGGCGAGAAGCCGTTTCAGTTCTTGTGCGTTCATAAATATAGGATACTCCACACAAATGTGGAAGTCAACAGAAATGTGGAGTTTGCCGCGAAATGCCGAGGGCCACATTCACCAAGGATTTCGTCTGGAAGGCGAAGCGCAACGTGCGTCTCGTCTACAAGGCGGGCAAGACCTATGGCATCACGGGCGCCTGTCACGCGGCCGCGATGCGGACCGATGCGATTGTTCTCGATGGGCCGAACAAGGGTGGATTCAACGACTTGTCGCGCTGGGATGGAACCCGGCCGCCGGCACCGCCAGCCTCGGTGAAGATATCAGATGCAAGCCGGTGACTTGCGCGACCGTGTCGGCTTCTACCAGCGGGCCGCCACATCGGATGGATACGGCAATTCCGAAGGTGAGTTTCCGGATGCTCCTGAATTCACGGTGGCCGCGAACATCAAGCCAAGGCTCGGCGGCGAAAGCGTTCTCGCGTCGCGACTGCAGGGAACGCATCTGGCGAACATCACGGTGCGGGTGTCGGCTCAGACGCGGCAGGTCACGGAAGCCTGGCGCGTGAAAAATGAGCGGACCGGCGAGGTCTACAATATCCGCAGCATCATCGATCCGGAGCAGGCTACGCATAGGCAGGGCCGGGTCCTGGAGATGCTGTGCGAGAAGGGCGTGGCGACGTGAGCGCTGAACTGCAGTCCTGGTTCAAGGATCTTCCGGGAAAGGTGCAGCGCGAGTTTGCCAAGGATTTGCGCCGGATCGCCGACGGTCTCGCGGACGATATCCGGGCCGCGGCACCGACAGGTGAGACGGGCAGGCTGAAGGAAAGCGTTCGGGTCACGCGAGGCAAGAAATCCTTGGAGCTGTTCGTCGAGGCGGGCGGTGCGCTGACCACCAAGGAAGTGCGCGCGGGGTCGGGAGTGACGTTCGATTATGCACTCGCGCAGGAATTCGGGACAGAACGGCAGCCGGCTTATCCATTCTTTTACGCGACCTACCGGGTGCGGCGCGACGATGTTCGTGCCGAGATCGAGCGCGCAGTTGCGGACGCGATAGCAAGAGCATGAGCGATCCATCCTTGCCGATGCAGGCCGCGATCGTCGCGCGGCTGAAGGCTAATGGCGCCGTCTCCGCGATCGTGGAGGGTCGCGTCTTTGACGCCGTTCCGACGAGAGCGGCCAAGCCGTACGTAAATCTGGGGCAGCCGCAGGTCATCCCTGACAAGGCGACATGCGTTGATGGCGCCGAGGTGAGTTATCCGGTTCACGGATGGGCGGAGGGCCCGCAATCGGTCGAGATCAAGCAACTCGGGGCCGCCGTGGTTGCGGCACTGGACGAAATCGAGCTGACGGTCACGGGGCATCGGCTCGTGGTGTTCGAGTTGGAGCAGCTTCAATACCTCGATGATCCTGACGGGATCACCAAGCACTTCGTCGCGGTTTTCCGCGCTCTCACTGAACCTGAATAGGAGGCCGCGATGGCACAGGCTCAAACGAATAAGTTTTCGGAATTTCTTGTCCTGCTTTCGGACGGCGGAAGCCCTGAGCAGTTCGCCGATCCGTGCGGGCTGACGTCGCGCGGCTTTCAGCGCACGGCCAACATGAACGATACGAACATTCCCGACTGCGACGATCCGGACGCCCCGACCTGGCTTGGACGCGACGTGATTTCTTATCAGGCCGCAATTTCCGGCGCAGGCGTCGTCGCGGCTCAGTCCAAGGATACTTGGGAGGAATGGTGGGAATCCGGCGAGGCGAAGAAGTGCCGGATCGAACTTGGTGCCACAGCGTGGGAAGGCATGTTCCGCCTGTCCGAGCTCAATATCACCGGAGAGCGCGGCCAGCGCGTCAACATGAATGTCGCTCTCGTGTCGGATGGCGTCGTATCGCGGGTTAGCACATGACGGCAGTCGGCACCCGCCGGATCGTCTGGTCCGGCGGGGAAGATGACTTCTGCGCCGCCAAGATCGGCACCGTGCTTGCCATCGAGGACAAGTGCGGCGCCGGTATTGCCGAGATCTACGGCCGGCTGGTGGGCGGGACCTGGCGCATCAACGATGTGCGTGAGGTGATCCGGCTTGGGCTGATCGGTGGCGGAATGGCGGCAAAGGATGCGCAGAAGGCGATCGACCTTCATGTGCATGGTCACCCCGGAGGGTTGGCGCCAAGCGTTGTCCTCGCACAGACGATCCTCGAGGCAGTCCTGATCGGCGTGCCCGATGACGAAGTGGGAAAAAGCCCGGCGGCGGAGGCCAAGGACCCAGCATCTACCGCGATGATGGACGTCTCCGCCGCTCAGCCGTCTACGGACTCGGCGCCACTTTCAAGTGGACCCCTCGACATGTCGACGAACTCACGCTCTGGGAACTCGCCGCCGCCGTCGATGGCTACAACAGAGCCAATGGCGCTGCAGACCAGCCTGAACCCATGAGTGACGATAGATTCGATCAACTAATACACGAGAGCGAAGATCGCCGCGCCAAGCTTCACTAGCGCCAAGGCTCGATCTTGTAGCCGGGCTTCGCCGCGGTGTTCTCGGTCACGCGATACTGGATCGTGGTCTTGCGATCCTTGATGTCGTGAACGTCGCAAGTGACGCGATAAACCTGCCCAAAGTGATCGGGGCCGACATAATCGATCTTCGTGACCTTGGTGCAGTTCCAGTTGTCACGAAACATCGAGGCTTCGATCTTCTCCTCAACGGTTCCCTTCGGTGGCCATTGCTGCGCGTAGCTGCTGGCGGTCATTGCTAACAAAAAGAGGGTTGTCCGAAGCATGCCGGCACCTGCGCTAAAAATTCCGGTTGCTCTCGACATGGAATCCTTTCGCCAGCAAAGCGAAAAGGCGGCCAACCATGTCGGAACGACGCTGCGGATTGTGGCCCAGCAGTTCCAGCAACACAACGGCTTCGTGCGCGATGTAGGCCTTGCTGCTGCGTCGCGGTACGGTGCCGGCTGGGTCGGTACGTCGGCCAAGATCGTGTCGTCGTTCAGTGCCATCAAGCTTGCGGTCGGAGCGGCCGGCGTAGTCATGGCTGGGGCGATCCTCGGGGCACGTGAGCAGCTCGAGCAACTCGTCGAGATTTCGAACAAGGCGGGAGCCTCAGGCGTCACGGGGCAATTCTTTCAATCGTTCACGCGCGAAGCCAAGAAGCTGAAGGTAGAGGTCGCCGATCTCGAGCAGGCGCTGTCGAGCGCGTTCGAAGCAACGAAAGAGAAGATCGATCGGGTCAGCCCGGGGCTGCAAAAGCTGCAGGAATACTTCCTTGCGGGTGTCGCAAGCGACAAGGGGCCGCTGGATGCGTTCCGCAACGCAGGTGATCAGTCGGACCGCGTGCTTGCTCTGGTCAAGGCGATCGAGCAGTTGCGCCGCGAGGGCGAAGAGCTTGCCGCATTCGACCTGGCGGGCACGGTCTTCGGCAAGAAGTTCGAAGACAATCTGCGGCTCGGGAAGATCAATATCTCTGACTTCCGGCAGGAACTGGAGCGTCTGAAGCGCGAGGGTGTCCGCGGTGGCGATATCTTCTCGGATGATCTCGTCAAGCGCGCGGCGGATGTCGATCGCGAACTGCAGAAGGCAAATCAGACGCTGGCGCAAAACCTGAAGCCGGCTTGGGATGGCCTTGTCGACACGGCGCTCACGATCAAGAGCGTTTGGGCGGACATCGTCGGCCTCATTGCAAAAGCGGCCGGTGTAGCGCAGTCGCTGGGGCGGCCGGCGGCCATCCGGCAGTATGAAGAAGAGCGCTCCGAAATGGAGCGGCGCCTGCAAGATCCTAATCTCGGTTTTGCGCAGCGAAGCCGCTACCAGGGCATACTCAACAACGCCAATCGCGAACTCGCGCGGTATGACGCCGAGCGGTACGCATCCGATTTCCAGGGGGACTATCCGCCGCCATCGTCAAGCGTTCCGTTGCCGCGCGGCCGGCCGGACAGCGCGCCGAAGGCGAGGGAGACGGCATCGTCGGCTCCGTCCCGGGATCGGTTTGACTCGGCGGTGGATTCGATCGAACGGCGGGCGGCTGCATTGGATGCCGAGACCGCTGCGATCGATCTCGGCACCGCTGCGCGCGAGCGAGCGCGCGTTGTGGCTGAGCTGGAAACCGTCGCGAAACAGGCAAACACGCTCGCCGGAGTCAATAACGGCGAGGTGACGGCAGAGCAGGCCGTCAAGATCCAGCAGGTGGCGGATGCATATGCGCGGGCGGCCCAGGCGGCTGAGGATGCGCGCGGGCCGATGGTCAGTTTCATTCGCGAAGGGCGCGATCTGAATAAGAACCTGCAGGAAGCCGCCGTCACGGGACTCCGTGGTCTCGAAGATGCGCTCGTCAATATCGGCAACCGGACGCAGACGGTTGCGGAAGCATTCCGCCAGATGGCTTCGTCGATCATCGCCGATATCGGCCGGGTTCTGATCCGGGCCGGTATCAGCAACTTCGCATCTTTGCTGACCGGCGGCGGCATGGGAGGGAGCGGCAACGGCATCTATAACCCGCTCGCCGGCGCCTTCAGTTTCGGCGGCGGACGTGCTGGAGGCGGATCGGTCAGTAGCGGCTCCGCCTACGTCGTGGGCGAGCGCGGTCCTGAATTGTTCGTTCCGGGTGCCTCCGGGCAGGTGGTCCCGAACGATGTCGTACGTTCGATGGGCGGCGGGGCGAGCATCACCTTCGCTCCGGTGATCGATGCGCGCGGTGCTGACGTTGCCGCGGTCGCTCGTATTGAGCAGGCGCTTGCCCGGCAGCAGGCCGATTTCGAGCCTCGCGTAAAAGCTCTCGTGCAATCCCGCGGCTCGAAGCGCTGGTAGGTCATGGCTCTCACCGAACCGCTCGATATCCTGTCCGACTTTCCCGGATGGGTCACGGACTTCGATCCGCAATTCCGGCAGGATCGGTCGCGTGTGGCCGGCGGCCGGACCTATCTCAAAGACCTTGGCCCTTCGCTCTGGCGGATGGCTGCGCGATCCAAGGATCTGAGGCCAAACGGGCTCGACCACTGGCGGGCACGGCTGCAGGCCATGCAGAACGGCATGATCACGTTCCGGGGCTATTCATTGTCGCGGACCTATCCGATCCTTTACCCGCGGGGGTCATGGCCGACAGGTCTGGCCTTCAATGGCGTGTCCGCCGAACTCCATACGGTTGACGCCAACCGCAAGGCGGTGCGTGTCGGTGCGTTGCCGGCAGGATTCGTGCTCTCCGTCGGTGATATGATCCAGATCGGTGATGCCGACCTGCATCGCGTGATGGAGGCGGCGACTGCGGATGGGTCGGGTCTGACTGGCCTGTTCGAGGTTCAGCCACACATCTGGACCGGGGTCGATGGGGGCGGGTCGCCGCCGCCCGCGGTGTCGGTGAAGAAGCCGTCCTGCATCATGGCGATCGTGCCGGGATCGATATCGACTGCTGCCGATCTCGGCGGGCGCGGATCGGTGTCGTTTCAGGCGATCGAGGCGCGGTAGCTGATGCGATCTTTCCCTCCCGAAATCCTCGCCGCTCTTGCGGCGCGTCGTCTTGTGGCGCGTGATTTCTTTTCGATCACAGTGCGTACGCGCGACACGGGCACCCCGGTTTCGGATCATTACTGGTCGGATGTCTGGCAGATCACATGCGATGTGATGGACCCTGACGCTGGCTCGGCAGACGAGCGCATTTTCGAAGGCGCCGGCGGGCTGATCGAGATCAGCGATATCCCGCTGGTCTCCAATATCACCGTCCAGACCGTGACGGTGAAGCTGTCGCAGGTGGTCGATCGGGTCAACACGCTGGTGCGGACCTATGATGCGAAACAGGCGCCGGTGCAAGTATTCCGCGGCCTGTTCGATTCGGTGACGCGGCTGATGGTTGCTCCCGCAGAATGCCGGTCCGCGGGCTTCGTCGACAAGATCGAGATCACGACGCCTGCCGAGAACGAGGAGGGCGGCGTTGTCCTCACTTGCGTCTCTCATACGCAGGAGATGACGCGGTACAATCCGGACACCCGATCGGACGTGTCGCAGCGGTTGCGCAGCGCGACCGATAATTTCTATCAGGACACCGCTTCGGTCGGCGATTGGGAATTCTTCTGGGGCAAGGCGGGGCGCGGGAAGATCCCGGCCAATCCGCTTGCCGGCATGACGCCGGCCGAGATGGTGCGCAGGGCGCGCGGCGGGTGACAATCCGGTTTGCAACACCAAATGATCGCGACGACGTGATCGCGATGATGCCAAAAGCCAATTTGTCGGCCGGGTTTGGGCCGGATGGAATCATTCCGCTCGATCCGTCGCACGAGCAGATGTCGATGTTGTTCGATCTGCACCGCTCACATCCGGACGCCTGCCTAATCGTCTATGCGCCGCAGGACAAGGCGCACGGCTTCCTGATGGCGGCGCTGTTCGCGCATCCGTTCGCGCCGCAGTTGCGCATCGCAAAGGACACCGCATGGTGGATCGAAGAAGGCAGCCGGGGTGGTCTGACGACGGTCAACGGTATGCTCGAAACTTATGAAGAATGGGCACGCCGGCGCGGCTGCGGTTACGCCGGAATGGCCGGCATGGGGAAGGTGCCTCGCGTTGGCAAGCTCTTTGAGCGGCGCGGTTATTCCGCTGCCGAGACGCATTTTCTGAAGAAACTCTGATATGCCGATTTTTACTGGCATAGGTGTGGCAGTCGCCACGGGTGTTGGTCTTGCGGCCGGAACGGCGGCATTCACCTTCGTCGCCGGTGCGACGGCGTTCGGCTTACAGGTCGCCGCCGGCATAGGCGTGAACTTGCTCGCCAAGAGCATTGCCGGCAAGCAATCGACACCGCAGGGCCAGCAGACCGGACCGGGCTTCTCGGTGCAGGGCAAGCTGCAGTCCGGTGCGGACACACCGCGTTCATTCCCGCTCGGCTGGCGGGTGACAGCCGGGTCGCTCGTGTGGGCAAATACGTGGGGTAAGTTCGGTGAGACGCCAAACGCTTATCTGACGCAGGTTATAGCGCTGTCCGACTTGCCGTTGCGAGCTGGCGCCGATGGTCTCGTCGGTCTCTGGGCCAACGATACCTTTTGCACGATTGATTGGGATGATTCCTCGAATGTGCGGGGACATCCCGTCGAGGAATACAAAGGGGTTACCGGCAAGCCGTACATGTGGATCAGATTCCACGACGGCACCCAGACCGAAGCGGACGAACTTTGCGTCAATCATGCCGCGTCCGCGGTGCGGCCCTATGAATCGACGCGGGTCGGCACCGGTGTTGCCTATGCAGTCGTTACCTCCCTCGTGCAGGACCGGCTGTTCTCGGGCTTTCCTCAATTCAAGTTCGAGCTGGGTGGCATCAAGCTCTATGACCCGTCGAAAGATTCCACGGTTGGTGGATCGGGTTCGCAGCGCTGGAACAGCCGCGCGACATGGGGCGGTGACGGCGATCACCTTCCTGCCGTGCAGATTTACAACGTGCTGCGCGGCATCTCGTATGGCGGCGACTGGCTCTATGGCCTGCAGAACATGGCGGGTTCTCGGCTGCCGGCAGCGCACTGGATCGAGCAGATCGAGAAATGCCGGTTTGCGGTGGACAAGCCTGGTGGCGGAACGGAGCCGCGATATCGCTCCTCGCTTGAGGTGGCCGTAAACAACAATGTTGCGGAGACTGTCGAGGCGCTGCTGACGGCGTGTCAGGGCCGGCTGGCGGAGCCGGGCGGCTTCTATAAATTGCATTGCGGGGCGCCGGACGCGCGCACCAATCTGCTGCTGCACTCGCAATCATTCAACGAAAACTCGGTCTGGGGCAGGGTCGGGTTCAAGGCCTTCGGTTCCGGCTCTGTTGTCAATGCGGCCACCGCGCCGGATGATTCAATCACGGCCGATTTTCTGTGCGAAGACACCTCGACCGGCGGGCATTATCTCTATCAGCTCGGCACCAAACCGGCACAGGCGCTCGCCTACACGCTGACCTGTTACGCGAAGAATGGCGGCCGGTCGCTCAGGCTCTATGTGGGCGATGGCGTCTCGGCCAGCGCACAATGCACCTTCAACCTGTCGACCGGCACGGCCGGCACGCCGGCATCGGCAGGGTTCACCAGCCCTGACGCGTCGATCGAAGCGTTGCCAGGCGGCTGGTATCGCTGCCGACTGACATTCATCACCAACACCAATACCGGTGTTCACTGCTATCTGACGACGCCGGACGGGACCGGTGATGGCACCTCCGGTGTCTTTCTGTGGGGAGCGCAGCTCGAGCGCGACTCTGTCGCCGGGTCCTACATCCCGACGACATCGGCACCGGCACATCGCGCGCGGGCGGCCCTCGTCTTCACCGACGACGATATCCTCTCCACTGAGGAACAGACCTTTACCCCGTTCTACGGGCTGTCCGATACCGTCAACGGGATTACCGCGAAATATCCGGAGCCCGACGAGGGCTGGAACTACAAGCCGGCGCCGCCGATCTACCGATCCGATCTTGAGGTGCTGGCCGGCAACCGTCATCTGCTCGCCGACGTCGCTCTCGATGCGGTGCCTTATGCCCGGCAGGTCCAGCAGCTCATGCTGGAGAGCCTGCAGGAGGCGCAGCGGGCACGGCGCCACACACTGGTGCTTGGTCCATCGGCGTGGGTACTGGAGCCAGGCGATATCGTCGAATGGTCGTCGGACCGCAACGGCTACATCAACAAGACATTCAGGCTCGATGGCGTCCTCGACAAGGCCAACCTCGATGTCGTGATCGACATCACCGAGATCGATGAATCCGACTACGATTTCGATGTCGACACCGATTACGAAGCTCCGGTCATCAGCGAAGCGGAAAGCGAGCCGCCTCCGGCGCAGGACATCGTTGGCTTCACCGCGACTGCGAATACCGTCACGGGCGCGTCGGGCGCTGGCACCCGGCCCGGTATTCTCCTGGAATGGGATGTCGTTTCGGTCGATCTGGACGACGTCGCCGGGCTCGCGTTCGAGATCAGGCGGACGTCGGACGAGCAGGTCATCGCGCAGCTTCGCAGCGACGATCCGTTTTCGGGCGAATTCCAGGTCGAAGGCAACGGGCTTCTGCCGCTGACGCAATACGATGCTCGCGCCCGCTATATCCCGAACTCGGACCGCGATACCAACTGGTCGGATTGGGAGACCGTCACCACAGGCGAGATCTCGATCCCTCAGATCACCGGCAACCAGCTCCTGCCGGAAAGTCTGCTGTTCGAAATCCGGCAGAACAGCCGAATGCTCGCCGGCATGCTCATGGCCGAGGCCGAGCGCAGCGGCGGCAGCGTTCGCGATGGCAATCTGTTCCGTGACGGATTCAACAACGCCACCTATATCGATACCGCAAATTCCTCGAACTATTCGCGCATCCAGCAGGACAGTGATTCGGACGGCAAGAACGATTGGGTGGTTCAGCCGACCACGACCGGCTCCGTCACCAAGATCCCGCACAATACCGGCACCGTCATCAGCGGTCCCGGGACTAGCGTAACAAATCCCGGAAACGCATTCGACAATACGACCGCCAAGACCGGCTCTACTGCAGGCCTGCTGGTGGGCACCGCGGTCGGCGCCCGTTTCATCGGCAAGTCCTATGCCGGCGATGCGCGGTCGATCAGAAAGGCGATGATCTATCCGCCCACGGCCGGCTTCCAGTCGGTCGGGGCAAACACCGATTACATCCTGTTTACGGTGCGCGCGAGCCAGACACCGCCCAACAATCCGAACGACGGCACGATCATCGCAAACCCGCTTCAGATTCCGAAGAGCCATGCGCGCAACAAGCAGGTCATCACCCTCGACGTCCTGGAGAAATTCTACTTCACGCAATGGCAATATGTGTGGCTGGTGGTGTCCGGCACCGCGATCGAGCTGACATCGTCTCGTACCATCAGCATCGTCGAAGTCGAGTTCTACGAGAATGTCGGCGCTAACAACATGACGCTGGTGTCGCGCTGGTCTGGGTCGCAGCCATACATCCAGGTTCCGGCCGAGATTGTGACTGCGCGGATGTGGGTGGAGACGCAGGTCCAGGACGATACGGTTATTCCGGGCCGTGATTTCAAGGTCGAATTCTCCGCCAACAACGCCGCGAACTGGACCTCATTCGATAGCGAGGACATCATCGATGTGGTGGTGTCAAAATCGCACGCCAACTTCACGAGTGTTGCGGCGTCTGCTGCCGACGAGAAATACACCTTCGGATCAGGTGACCCCATCGCGGAAGGGTTTGCCGCCGGGATGCTCATCCAGTTCGGCGATCTGACCGGCGCCAACAACGGCGTCATCCACCAGATCACCGGGTTCGGCGGGACAAGCAACCGCGACATGTATGTCGATCCGGCGCCGTCGAACATGTCGGCCGACACGAGCTTCAGCATCGTCTCGGTCAACCACGGCATCACCGACCTGACGCAGGCCGGGCCGATCCGAATCTATCGCACCAGGTTCACGGAACCGGATGTCGCCGGCTCGCAGCTCAAGTACCGGATCAGGACCACCACCAACAAGATGATCCGCATACGCCGGGTCCTGTTCGAGTGGCTCTATCAAACCGTCAACTATGGATAAATGATCATGGCTGGACTGGACAATGCCGGGCTGGTGATCGAGTCGGCGGTCGAGGCGGATAACGCTGCGGACCGCGCAGCGATCACATCCAGATGCTTCGACACAATTGCCACGCCTGCCGTCGGGCAGGTCATTTCCGGAACGCTCGAAAGCTATGTGATGGCGACGCGCAATGCGTCGCTGCTGTTCGTCGATTATGAGAGCGGCGCCCTGAGCTTCTTCCGGCTGCTGCTGACCAGCTACGATCCGGAGACATTCGAGTTCGAGGGCCGCTGCACAGAGGCGCAAGGCACCGCCGAATCTTCGGGCTGGTTTGTGCGGCTTGTTCCGGGACCGGTGTCTGGTGCGGCGCAGTCACCAGCATCGATAACATTCTTCGATGATGCAACGGCAGTTTGTGCGAGCGCGCCTTACGAAATCACAATGCCAGCGTCCATCGAGGCTGGCGATCTTATCGTCGTCAGCGTGATGCGCACGATAGGAACGGCCCATACCTTGCGCACACCGGATGGGTTCACGCGGTTTGGAGACCCCAACTATATCTTTCTTTATGTCAAAATCGCCGATGGTTCCGAAGGTGGAGCAACTATTGAATGGGAGCATGTAAGCGGTAGTGGAGCTGTAGCGTTTGCTGCTCAGGTGTTCAGGGGTGATGTTCCAATTGCGAGTTTTGACATTGGTTCTATGTTGATGGACACGACCGATCCCTTGTCCATTACCGTGACCAGTTCCACCGGGGCTGCGCCACTGATCGTATTCGGGTCCGCCCAAAGGCAGACCGGCGCGCCCTCTCACATAGATTTTTCGCCGTCAGAAGATGGCATTGCAACCATAGCCGACGTGCCGTCTGAGGCCGGCATAGAATTGGCGTACAAAATCTATGACACATCGCCGGCAGACGTGACGATTACAGCCAACGCTCTCGGTACTTTTGCGGTCAAGGGCTTCTATATCAGCCTGTATGTGCCGCCCGCGGAACCTGGCGACATTCCTGTACTTGAAGACGATGGCTCCGGCAATGCCGTCTACCCGGAAGCGGATGGCTCGCACATCACGAATATCCAGCCTCAGGTCACGACCGCAACCTTTTCCACCGCTTCAACCGTTGGCTTCGCGCTCCCAACAAAGCCGAATGGCACCCTGTACAAATATTACGATCTGGACGCCTATCTGATCACGTCGGCCGATAACGTTGCGATCTATTTCAGGACCGATGCGAATGGTGGTGCATCGGTTGATGCGGGCGCGTCGGATTATGGCTGGGCCTATGCCTTCCAGGGCGGCACCGGTCCGTTCACGACGAACGGCACCAACGACACGGCCGATAACCAGATCGTGATGGTCGATACCGTGGGCAATGCGGCCGGCGAGTTCGGCCAGATCAAGGCCGTGATCAGCAACGCCAAGGAGAGCGGCCGGCAAACGCTGGTCACATTCGAGAACACCCGCGTGAACGGCTCTGGTGCCCTCGCTCGCGTGGTTGGTGCAGGCAGGCGGCTAGCCAATCAGGTGGACAATTATATCCAGTTCCTGCCGGCTTCCGGCACCATCACGGGCGAATACAGCGTCCGCGCTCACGACTGATCATCTGAAAACATAGAGGTATCCATGCTCCGAGCGATCCTGCTCGCGTGCGCTCTGGCGTGCGTGGCGTCTCCCGCTTTTGCCCAATGGGATATGTTCCAGGGGCCTTGGAACAAATTCGCGCAGGGGGCAACTAGTGCCAAGTTGGCACCAGTTCGATCGCGCGGCACGGTGCAGGGCTACGCCAGGGCGTCTGCATCGCGGTCCTGTCTGACCGGCGATACGCGGGCGGTTCTGAATCGTCTGGAAGCCCGCATCGGCAAGGTGCAGGTCATTTCGACATGTCGGCCGGGCGCGAAGATCGCCGGAACCAACCGGCAGAGCAAGCACGCCATCGGACGCGCCGTCGATTTCAACACGCGCCGCAAGGGTGAAGCGATTGCCTTCCTCCGGTCGCAGGGCGTGTTCGTGATGACGTATTGCAATATGGGCCATGTGCATTTCAACACCGGCCAGAGCGGCGCGTCTTTTTGCGGGAAGGGCTACGCATCGGCGCGGAAGCGGCGGCGATGATGGTGACGCCCATGCTCGATTGGATATTCGTGATCTGCGTGTTTGTCGCGATCGTTTGTTTTTTCTGCTCGGTTTTAGAGATGGGCATGAACGGATCGCAATATGCGAGCTTTGCGCGCTTCGGCATACCAATTGCGATTGTGTGTCTTATTATCGCCATGAGTATCGATAGCGCGCGCGGTGATGACCGCCATTCCAATCCGTGGCTTCTGTCCTGGATCCCGGCAACCTGCTGCGTCACCAACGATTGCTGCTGGGAAGTTCAGGAGCGTGAGTTGGTCTCGCTCCCGGATGACGAATGGCGCGTGCGCTCTACCGGGCAGGTCCGCAAACGAACGGGCTGGTCGCCTGACGGCAAGTTCTATCGCTGCGCCTGCGACTATGACCAGCCATCGAATAGCTGGGTGAAGCATCAGGGTGCGAATACGCGCTGCATCTTCGTTCCGCAGCGACTGTTCTGAATTTCCAAAATCGGAGAACTGATATGGCATCGGAGAATTTCGCAGAGGCGTTGAAACTCGTCCTCAAGCATGAGGGTGGCTGGTCAGATCATCCATCCGATCCCGGCGGCGCCACGATGAAGGGCGTCACGCTCGCGAACTTTCGCCGCTTCGTGAAGCCGGGCGCGACCAAGGCCGATCTGCGCCGGATCACCGATGCGCAAATCGCTGTCGTTTATCGGCGGCACTATTGGGACGCCGTACTCGGCGCCGAGCTGCCATCCGGTGTCGATTATGCTGTGTTCGACTTCGCGGTGAACAGCGGCCCGTCGCGCGCGGCGAAGTACTTGCAGCGCATCGTCGGCGTGCCGCAGGATGGCAAGATCGGCCCTGTCACGCTCAAGGCCGTCCGGGCTCGTAAGCCGGAGAACGTTGCGTCGCAACTGTGCGATGTGCGGCTGGCCTTCGTGAAGGGCCTCAATACTTGGCTGGTGTTTGGCAAGGGATGGGGCCGCCGCATCGCTGAGGTCCGTTCGATTTCGTCGCAATGGGCAAGCCGGAGGGTCGCCGCATGACCCTCACCAACGCGCAGGTGCGCAGCCTGCAGGCATTCCTCAATGAGCGCGCGCCCGGCACCAATCTTGTCGTTGACGGGATCTTCGGCTACGCCTCGCGGCAGGCGCTGATCGCGTTTCAATCGCGGCAGGGACTGGTGCCGGATGGCATCTATGGTCCGAAGACCGATGCCGAAGTAAAGCGGCTTTCTGCCGGCGGTTCGACCAGGGTGCCGTCACGCAAGGTCCGGATCATCCTCGTGCGCGGCAAGCTGGGTGATGCTCCGTTCGGATTCTCGCTTGGCATGGATGCGCTGGCGAAGAAGCTCAATGCCATCCCCGGCGTGGTCGCGACCGTCGACAATTACGGCCTGTTCTATTCGATGACCGATGACATTCAGGCGGCGCTCGAAGGTGCGCTGAAGGGGGGCTACAGCCATGTCAGCTGCATCGGTCATTCGATGGGCGCCGACGCCGCTGTGAAGGTCGCGAACCTGATGAACGGCAACGGCAAGCCGATGGCGCTGTGCGGTCCGGTCGATCCGACGCCGTTCGGTTGCCCGACGATTCCCGGCAACGTCTACAACACCATCGCCTATTACAACACGCTGCCGCTGCAGCTCGGCGGCTACGCCGTGCGCAAGGGGCAGGGTTATTACGGCAAGTGGAAAGTCACGCCGCTCGCGATGCCGCATACCTGGATCGATGACGATGGCGCCGTGCATGCGGCCTATATCGATGCGGTGAAAACCCTCGCCGCCTGACATATCCCCGCGCCCGCCTTGGTGGACGCGTGCGGCCTCTCAGTGAGGCCAGCTATTCCCGCGCCGGACGGCATCCGGCCCACATCTCCAAACACAACAGGTGATCCCATGGACTGGAGCGTGATCCAGCAACTCATCCGTATTGCTCTCTACAATGCCGGCGCGCTGTTCCTCGGCAAAAGCGTGGCCGACGGTGACCTGTATCAGGCCGCGATCGGCGGTGTGGTCAGCATCGTTGCCTTCGGCTGGTGGCTTTATCAGGAGCGGAAAGGCAAGGGTGTCCCGCCGATCGCGCCGGTGCTCGCCTTCGTCATCATCGCGCCGCTCCTGCTCGGCGGCTGCACGTCCATCCAGGACGGGCTTGCGAAGGCCATGGCCTTCATGGGTCAGGTGCGCTCCACGCTCGTGGAGGTCCGCGAGGGCATCCGGGTCGGATGCAACGCCATCGGCCTTGCGGAGCAGGAGGCGGCGACCGTCAACGCGACATGTCAGACGAAGGTGTCGAAGCTCCGCGCAGGGGTCGAAGCGATCTGCAGGAACCAGTCGCTGCTCACCGATGACGTGGTTGGCAACTATTTCTCGACTGTCGCCAATGCGGTGAAACAGGCGCAGGCCTCCTGCAAATGACCTGGCTGCAGGCGATTGTCGCCCTGCTCGGTGTCATTCGCGATTTCTTCTCATGGAAGCGATCCGCGGATGACCGGCAGGCGGGGCGGGATGCCGCGGTGATCGCCGGGCAGAAACAGGAAGACGATGCGCTCGCAAGAACGCGGGCGGCAATCGATGAATCCGACAAGAAGCCGATTGAATATAGGGACTGAGATATGCTTATCCGGCCGCTTAAAGACCCACCCCACCTGGCTCAATTAGTGCAGGATGCGCGCGCCGCTTTCGACGCGTTGACGCCGGAGCAGAAGCGAGCGCACCGTGATGCCCAGCGAAAGTCTTGGGTTGTCGGCGAATTGATGCTGGAACATCCTGACCTCACCAGAGGCGAAGCTGTGGCGCGCTACGAGCGTGTTATGCGGGGCGAGCTGTGACCTGCATCGGCTTCGCGCTCGGCATTGCCTACATGACCTGCACGCTTCCGCATGCCGCTCCGACCGGCAAGGCTCCGTTCTGTCAGGTGGTGAGGCAGGCCGGCGGTGCGCTCAAGCCGTCGCGCAAGGATACGCCTGAGAGCACGAGATACATGAACCGGATCGCTGCGGCCTACCGAGCGGATTGTTCGAAGTGAGCGTGAACCGTGTCCGGCCCTTCTACGTTACAGGTTCATGTGGATGACAATGAACGATATCCCGCGCCCAAGATTCGATCCGACTGTCAATCTCGGTCATGTGCTCTCCATACTGTCGTTCGTCGGCATGGCGGTGGCGGCCTATTACGCCATGAAGGGCGACATCGACAAGCTTGAGAGCCGCATGGTGACAGTCGAGCGCACCGCTGGCGATGTTGCGTCGTCTGTCTCGCGGTTGACGGACGTGGTGGTCATCACCGCGCGGCAGGACGAGCGCCTCAATGCGCTCGGTGCCCGCGTCGATCGGATCGAGCGCATGACACGATCCCAATAGGTTTTCCTCCGCAAAGGAGCTTTCCGGGGGAAAGAAGGAAAGGCCGCCGCAACCGTCGGAGGGGCGGCGGCCTTTCTGATTTCAGCCCCATGCCGCGAATTCGCAATCCAGAACGACGAAATCGCCACCCGGCGTGTCCGGTTCGTCGTCTTGTTCTGAACCGTCACCAGATACTGGTTTTTAATCTTGGTAGCACGGACAAGTCGCTTGGCCATGTGTGGTATAGACCCTCCATGCCAGATGGAATCGGACCCGGAAAGGGCTACGATATCACGGTGGACGGGCGGCTGGGCTGATCCCTTCGGGTTTAGTCGTGATTCAGAAAGGCGTCCGGAATACCGTGCCGGTCAAACATCAGCGCCAATCTTGCAATCCATGGAGGGATGTCGCGGTCGCCGCGCTCGTAACGGCTGATGGCAACCTGTACCGTATTGCGGTTGCCCTCGTAGCCGAGCGCCCGTCCGAAATCATAAAGACTTAGGCCGAGGCGCTGGCGGATGTCATATAGTTCGTTGGCTGTCATCGGCGTGGTCCGAACAGGGTCTCGGCGGCTTTCTGCATGGCTCGGCGGTCGACGCGTGCCATGTAGCGTTCCAGCACCGCGCGAATCTTCGGCGTGGCGATGTCGTCCGGTTCGTCGCCGGCCTCGTCGCATCCGGCGCCGGCTCCAATCATCAGTTTAACAGCTTCTCGCAGCACGGTGACGCCGCGCGGGTTGGCGGGCATGTAATACTTCGGTCGCGCAACGAGGCCGCAAGTAAAGGAGACGCCTTGTTGTTCGAGGGCCGGGCAGGGTCCGTCGACGCGCTCGCCGTATCGCTCGACCAGTCCAAGCGCGAAAGAGCCTGTGCCGCAGACACGAATTCGGCAGCACAGGCCGCAGCCATTGCATGGTTCGCCGATCTCAGGCTTCATCATCGGCAGTCACCCATGAGCGAGAGTATGGCTCATTCGCATATAGGGCCGCTATGCCGGTCTGTGCCTTAAGGCGGATCAGTTCATCGGCTGTCATGCCTAGCGCCTTGGCAATCTCAATATCCGTCTGTCCCTCGTTGTGCATCCTGACGACCAATGTGCTCATCAACTCGACCTGATGCTTGCCGCGCGCGCGGTTGTGCCGGATGGTCGAAGCCATGCGTTCATGCAGCGGCTTGTCGATATGCGTCACCGGCAGATATCCATGCACGCGAGTGTTGATGTCTTTCCGCCGGACGCCGGTCGAAAAGCGATGGAAGCCGTCCACAATCGCCGACAGGTCGGACGACAGCGGGAACGCGACCACGGGCTGCGTGTACCCGTCTGACTTGATGCTCTTGTAGAGCAGGTCCATTTCTGGCGTGGCAACCTTGTTGGGGTTGTAGTCGTTGGATGCTAGGGACTCGGCGGGCACCCACTTCACGAAATCCACCGGCTCGGCCTTGAACGGCGATACATCGTGCAACAGTTGGCGAGCGCCGTTCAGCGCCTCGACCTTTTCCTCGACCTCTGGTAGTCTCTCGATCTCCTGCGCCAGTTCAAGCGCCAGTCTCTTGATGTTCGGCGTCATAGCAATTCCATCCATTTTGCTGCGACCTCTTCCTTTGTCGCTGCGCTGCTTTTTCTGACCGGGACGTTGTTCTCCCAATCATTGATCAGCACCTGTCTGCATTGCTGACGGTATGTATCTTCGTCCTGCGGCTGATCAGCGAAGCGAGTGTCGAACGCTGACCGGTCGATCGGCATCGTGTCGAGCAGGAAGTCTCGATAGGCCCGCCACGACGCGTAAGCCTCCGGCAGGACCGCAGCGCGATAGACCGATGCCTCGTCGGCATATAGTGCCGCGGTATGGATGCCGTCCAGCCGCTTGTTCAGCGCCTCGAACGTGTCGTGCTCAAACTCCTGCAAGTGCGGCAGGGCGCGCATCGAAATTTCGTGGATCAGGTTCGACACCCGCATCTGCGCGATCCCGAACCCCTTTGCCCACATATAGTCATAGGCCTTGTTGTACGGCACATTCTCCTTGCCTAGAAACGTCCAGATGTCCTCAAAGGCCCAGTCGTAGAGCGGGTATAGCTTCACAACCCCATTGCCTTTTGAAGACCATGGGATGCCATCCAATGCTGGGCTCTTTGTCACAGCACGGTATCGGTTCAGGCTTTCTTCGGCTCGGAGCCCGACAAGTGAGCATGTGCGTTCCGGCTGTTGGCCTTCGTACCAATCGAAGAATGGATAAAACCTGTCGGGCGCTCCTGTAGCCTCGTGGATGCTGTCAGGCTCGCGCTCTCGCATCCATGTCTCTCCGGGCCACCACGCATTCAGGAATGCCTCACCGTAGGTCGTGGCATTGGTCATGCGGATAGGCACTTGATGCCACTCCGGCGCGATGCCGGGCTGGTTCATCTGGAAGCGGACGTGTTCGATCGTTGCAGCATATTCGGCCTCCTGGTCGAGGAAGAACGCCGTCACGGTCCTGCCGCGTTTCACGGCCTCGCGGCGGGCCAGTTCCAGCAGGACCGTGCTGTCCTTGCCTCCAGAGATCGAGACGACGACGCGATCAAAGCGATCAAAGATCATCGCGATCCTGCGCTGAGCGGCATCGATAACCAATTCTTGGGTGTAGACCTTACGCGGCATCGCGCATCTCCATGGCGGCGGCCGTGACGGCGTTGATCTCGCCGCGCTCTGTCAGGAAGCGGTCGCGAAGCAGTGCATCCACCTTCATCTCAGATGCGATGAGGATCGCCTTCGCATCGGGCGGCAATTGCGCTTCGATGTCGAAGGCAAGGTAGCTCTTGACGATGGGGCTCTCGGCATAGACTACATCAGAAAAGCGTCCGATGTCCTGTTCTGCGGCGCCGAGCGCGAGCGACCTGGCTTGGCCCGTCGTGAGCATGGGCTGTAGCTTCGTTGCGTAGCTGGCAAGGTTCGTTAGCACCAGCGGCCGGTCCATGCTGTTGGCCACTTCGGCGGTAAGTTCGCGCCGACTCTTGAAGGCGTGGGCAACATCGGCCAGCACAGTGATCGCTTTCGTCGGCGAGGCGAAGTTGGCAAATACCTTGACCTTCGTGTCCTGGTACTTCGCTGATTCCACCTCGCTCGATTTCGCCATCACAACACGGTGATCCGCAACGATCGATCTGCGGCCCCATTCGATCACCCTCGACACCTTGCGTGCGATCAACCCGGGGTCATGTGACGAAACCTGTTTGCCGTCGTGGTCGATCTCATCGAACGCCTCGCGGAATGCATACCAGTGCGGGAAGCCAAGGACTGAGCGATCAAGGTAGCTGAGCGGCGTGTAGATGTATTCGATGCCGAGCGTGAACGGTACAACATCGGTCCAGAACTTATGGCCGACTTGCTGGCTGAGCCGCTGCAGGTGCGCGAATTTCGTGGACGTGATTTTCGGATAGCGGGCGACACACTCCATAATCAGAGCCGTATCCGGCCCGGCCATCGCGTGCATCGTCAGCCACTGCTCGCGCGCCTCCATCTTCTCGAATGGCGCAGCATAAACAGGGCGCTCGATCGCTGCGGCCTGCCACATAATGCTCTGTGGGCAGACGTAGATCACAAGCTTCGGCTTGGTGGATTCCAAAAAGGCGTTGATCTTCGCCTTTCTGGCTTGGCCATCCGCAGAAATGAACGCCGCGATCATAGTGCCTCAGCTCCGTTGGCTTTGATGAAAGCATTGACGTTCTTCGCGGTGTTCTCCTTCCTATGCTCGCTCAGAGCCATGATGTTTTCCAGCCCGGTATCGAGCCGATAATCACTGGCCGTTACAGGCTCGGTCTGGCCGGTGCGATATGCTCTGTAGAGCCCATGCACCTTATGCATCCAATTGAAAGTTTGACTGAAAAATACGATGTTCGTAGCGTGCTGAAGATTGAGCCCGCGACTTCCTGTGCCGTAGGTGCTGATCAGCACGTCGCGGTCGCGCTTGAATGCGGCGATATGCTGCCGCCCGCGTCCGGTCATAACAGATGCGTCAGGAAACATGTTCGTCAACGCATCGACTTCATCCAGGAATTTTACAAAAATGAGGGACTTCCGGTCTCTTGGAAGAGTGTCCCGCAAGTGTTCCAGTTTCGATGCCGATAGCGTGTAGAACGACTGGAATGCCTGTGCGGTCGCAAGAAAGGAGCAGAATGGATTCTTTTCCAAGAATTCACGTTTGAAGTCCGCGTAAGCCGCTGCCTCAGAATTAGATAAACGCAGATTAACGGTCTTCGGCCCGCACAACTCAGCATCAATATCAAGGTCCGCATCGAAGATGTAGGGACGGATGATCTCGATCAGCGCCGCCTCATTCGCCGGTCGGCTCCACCGCATCCACGGCCTGCGGCCTTCCCGCCTATATTCTAAAAACTGATAGGCGAACTGGCTTTCCTTCATACCAAGAATATTGCCGGACAAAAATGTGATCTGCGCATAGAAGTCGATCAGGCCCTTGGTGATCGGAGTGCCGTTCAGTATGAGCCTGAATGCGAACAGGTCACGCAGCGCCAGAAGCCGCGCAGTACGACCTGCTTCGGCATTCTTGATGTCGAGCGATTCGTCGACAACGCAGAACGACTTGGTGCTCTCAGCGAGATTGCGTAGCTCTAGGTACTTGCCGTCGCTGAGACTGATTCCTTCTGTCGAAAAGAATGCAATCGGCACTCGCAGGTTGTTCGACCACTTCACAATCTCTGCGTGATAATCGGCGTCCGCGAGCAGGCTCGCCGGCGCGATCCAGATCAGGACCGCGAAGTCGTGCTGGCGGCTCTCCGCCAGCTTGATCGCAACGCGGGTCTTGCCGGTGCCCATTTTCATGAACAAGGCGCCGGCGCGAAGCCGCGACAGCTTCTCAATCGCCGCGCTCTGGATCGTATCTAAGCTCATCGATCGGGCTCTGGTTCACGACTGGCGTCATCGTCTCAGGGATGTGCAGTAACGGCCGATAGCGCAGGCCCTTCTTATCTGCCAGCCAAAGTGGCATGACGATATTGCGTCCTTCGCTGTATCGGAAGTACCTGTTCGGCACCCACGCCTCTTTTTCGGAGAAAAGAAACAGGGTACCGGCATCTGTTCTGGCGATGATGTCGTGGTATCGGACCTTAACTTGCGTCATCTTCCGAAGCCTCGTCCGCCGTCTCTGGCTTATTGAAATAAGCTGCGAACTCTGCCGCCGAAAGCTGCTTCTCTTCCAGAATCTCGCGGCGATTGAACCGGCCTTCGCCGCTGCGGAACACCTTAAACGTCCACTCGCCTGTGAAAGAGATCGTGATGCGATAGCCGCCCCTGCCTGACTGACGAACCAGTTTCTTCGGGTGCCAGAACTTCAACTTCGATCCCGGCAGCTTGATCAAAACCGAGTGATCACTCTCGTGCTGGATCAGATTACTGTTGGCTGTGACGGTTTGCCATTCGGCCATTGTCATCTCCATATCGGCGAGCGTCGATCGCTCTTGACGGTGGTCATATTAGCCTGCTGGCTAATAATGTCAAGCGAGAAAATATGGCGACGTTACACTTGACATACCCAATGGCTAAACCTAGAATCTCCGCAGATTTCGGGGATTTCGGTTATGGCCAAGTCGGTTCTCAGCGCTCCACACTTCCAGAACGAGCGTGCCGCTTTCGAGT